GTATTCGTACCCTTTATTGGAGCTGGTGTTGACCCGTTCTTTTAAGGGTTTATATTTCAGGTTAAAATGTTTATATAAAAAGTGCTTAAAGTTTTTACCGTTAAACTCTGCTACGTATTGTATTTGATCTATAGGTTCTGGTAGGTGCCAAAACTTTTTACACCCAATATTGCTTTCGTCGATGTATGTTCTTATGAATTCGTTTATAGATAAATCTAAAGAGTGCTTGTTAAAGACGCAGTCGAACCAGTCGTTGTGTTTTTTAAATGGAATCGCAACGTCTTCTTTTGCTTTTAGGTCTATCAAATCTTGCGGAAAAAGGCTCGTAATAAAACCATTTTCTACCAAATCTTTAGACCAAAAGTAAAGAGAGCAAAGTAATTCTTTAGGGTCTCTCAAAAACATAAAAGTTAAAAACCCGCTCTTGTTAGCTTGATCTACGGCTTTCAAGCTCCAGTTAAAGTGGTGATTATGTAAAAAGGTTTTGTCGTTTGCATTTTTTATAATAGTTAAAAGCTGGGCCTCGGTATAGTCTCTGCCGGGATTTCTATGACTAACGTAATCATCAGGCTCAAAAACGTGTCGATTCAGATAATTGCCAACGTAAGTTCCCCCTGCTTTAGCGAAATGTATAAAAGCTAATTTCATTTTTTATTAATATTAAGTCTGTACTCGAAAGAGGCGTCTTGGTCTTCCAGCCACAAAAGTAAATTTTCTTGATCTATAGTAAAACCATCTCTTATGTACTTTAATAATCTCTTGTTGTTGATTCTTGGCTGTCTATCTCGAATTGAATTTCTTACTAAAGTTTTAGTTTTTATATGATCTTCAAAATCGACATGACAAACAAATTCCTTTCTGCTGTCTAAAGCGGCCATGCCTACTGTAAAATCAAATAACTTAATCATTTCTTCCGGAGTCTTGGCGTTGGCTAAAGATTCGCCAGAGTCAGACCAACAAAGCATGTCATAGTAATTATCTTTGTATATGTATTTTTCTCCTCGTGGTAAATCTTTAACTTTTTTGGCCCCGCGTAGCAGTAGTCTTTCTTGGGCTATTTCTCTATCTTCATGACTGGTAAAGAAAAAGTCATAATCTTTTAGATTTTTACCAATGAAAAAATCTTTTATTGCACCCCCAGCAATCCAGAAATATATATCCAACCCTTTAAAAATTTCAAAGTGCGGCTGCATATATTTTTTTAAATCATCTGAGCTCATAAGTATTTTAAATACCTTTTGTATTCTGGGTGGGTTTCTATCATGTTGTTAGTCTCTTCGGAGATTTCGCCTCGATCTAAATAAGCTTTATACCCCTCGCTTTTAGAGGTGTTTCGTTTTTTCATGGGAACATATAGATGTTGGAAGTTGTCCAGCAAAAACGAGCGAAAATTTTCGTTGTTAAATTTTGCAACGTGCTGTATGTCGTCTACATAGTCTGGCAGTATCCATAAATGTTGCGCTCCCTTACCGCTTAGCATGCCGCGAATAAAATCATCTAAACTAATGTTATGTGGATTATCTTGTCCAGACATATACATTAACTCCTCCGTCAAAGGCTGTCTCAAAGCTTGGGCGCTTTTATCGTCCGCGTCCCATCTATCCCACTGGCTTTGCGCCCAAAAATACAAAGAGCACATTACATCTTTAGGGTTTCTTATGAACATAAACGTTAACCAACCTTTATCATTAAATTTTTTAACAGATTCTTTAGTCCAATTTATGTGATGATTATGTGTTAGTGCCTCTTCTACATCGGCGTCAGCTATATCTAACAGTTCTTCTTCTGTCCAATCTCTAGTTAAGGCTCTTTTGTTTTTATAGTTAAAATCCCACCAAGAGTTAAAATGCTTTATGCGCGGGAAAACCTGCTCTCTTATGTAGTGCTGTATATAGACTCCAGCCGCTTTGCCGTAGTGTATAAATGCTAATTTTTTATTGCAGTCAGGGTTGTAGTGTTTTCTTAAATGGCTATTTATAATTGGTTTGTTTTTCGCTTGAGATAAAGCGTAATCCTTCGCTTTTTTATTCAGAGCTATTAGCCCCAGCCCTCTTCCCGCACTGCCCAACTCAGAAATATGAGCGTGAACAGATTTAGCTTTGATCGGCAAATCGTCACCTCTCCAAAAACCTACGTTGTGGCTTGTGTCGAATGTTTGTATTTTATAATAATCAGATATTCTATTCATGCATTCCTGCTCGAAAAAGCTAGAGTCAGTTAAATACAGGTGCCTCCAAAATTTTGGGAATCCTTTGTTCGCGCAAAATAAATACCCCGCGTTGTAAAACCCGAATTCAAAGCCTTTGTGTTGGTTTTTCTTTGGGTAGAAGTGAGGCGATAAAACAATCTGCGCCGTAAAGTATTCTTGTAGGTTGTCTAGAACTATGATATCGGTATCTAGAAAAAAAGTATTATTGTGGTATTTTAAAGCAAAGTCCATCACTTCCATTTTTTTAATGATCGAGGGGGCGTCATGAACTTGATTAGCTACGCAAGAGTGTCCATCAAAAACTTTTTTTTGTATGTGATCCAAGTGTTCTTTTTCGGCGCTCGTTCTAAACTTGACGTTGTCGCATACCCCCATTCTATTTAAGAAAATCTTAGTTTCTTTATCGCAAATAACGTAAACAGGCTCATCGTGGAAAAGCCTTAGAGTCTTTAGTAAAACTTCGGCCTCGTCTTTAAGGTTTGCTGTAACAACAAAGCAAAAGCTTTCTATTTTGTGGTACTGTTTTGGTTCGTGTATTGGGGGTCGATTCTCTAACCAAAACTTTTTTGGGGCGGAATCGGTCTCAAACTGTCCTGCAACTACGTCATTGAATACGCTAAGATTTTTGGGCTCAAACAATCCATTTCCTAAATCGCGTAAGCCAACCTCTTTATCGTTTATTTTTAATCTTGAGGTTTCCATTCTGAAGCGTTATCGAGAATCTGTATAATTTCTTCATGCGTAAACTCCTGCAAGCCTACGGCGTCTTGAGTTATGTTGAACACAAACTCGGGCTGCTCCCCCTCGTACTTTAAGAGGAAGTGTTTTCCGTCTATAGAGTAACGCAAAGTCTCTGGATTGTCCTGTTTGACAGAAGAGAAATCAACATATTCTAAAAATTCAGATTGTACAATAATATAATTCATGCTGTGTAAGTTGGTCCATAGATTCTATTATCGTTTATATCGTGACTAGCTAAAAAGTTCTGTCTTATTTGGGAGTCTGTAAGTTGGGCGTCGTAAACATGTACGTGCCCTACTTTTGTGCCGCTGCCTGAATATGCGGCGCTACTAACATTACGTCTGCCTATCTCTAAAGGGCCGCTTCCTGTCGGGTCCATAAGGTTTCCTGCGTCAGTATCGAATGGGGTGTCATACGTGCTAAATAAAAAGCTGCCATTGAGATAAACCTTCCATTTTCCGCTGCCATCGTGGCTGACGCCAATGTAATACCAAGTATTTGCGCTGATTAGACTTCGAAATTCATCCATCGTCCAAAATCTGTCTGAGCCACCAGCTTCAATCCATAGGCGTACATCCTCGTCGCTTTGAACTTGCAAATAAAATCTATTATTATCGTCTACTTTTACATTGCAAGGGTAACTCGTAACGTTATTATGCTTAAACCAAACTAAAATAGTAAATGCATTACCAATATTTACGTTAAAAGGGTCTCCTCCGTAACCTGTTGAAGCTGCGCCCAAATAATCATCAGTTCCATCGAACTGAAAATTATGAGGAGTAGAATTGTTATGTGTTATGCCGTTATATCTTCTAAGATTCTTGCCGTTAGTAACTAGATTGTCCCAAGCGTTAGCGTCACTTCCAATGCTCGATGGGTTAAAATTGCCAATTAAATTACTAGTAACAATACCATCAGATTGCTGACCTAATGTTTTGACTAAACCAGTTTTGTGGACATGAATACCCATGATTAATCTTGAACTGCATAACTACAAACAACATCAGCTTCATTCGTGCCGAAACAAGTCATACTTAGCAGCGCGGTTTTGCTTGCGGCAATACTCGCTGGTTTTTCTCCAACAAACTTCCAATCGCTATGAAAAGTAAGCGTTCTATCGCTGCTGTCACATACAATTCTTACGACCATTGACCTACCTGCTTCTTTGTTTCCAACGGCTGTACTAAAGTCTGCATTACCATTAAGAGTTACTGTTTGTAGGGGTTCGTGTTCGAAATCTAAATCAACATTACCGCCAGCAGAGTGTGTTTTAAGAGCCGTCTTGATAGACTTGGCTATGTAAAGCCCGTTTGTATCATCAAATGTTAGACTCGCTTCTGCATCGAGCTCTGTCGTCGTAGATGCTACGGTGACAATCTCATTTTCTGTAGCGTTGTTGACTGTTAAGTTGCCATCGCTACCACCAGTAACGCTTGTTACCACGGTTTGTGCTGTTACGGTTGGTAAAGCTGCCGAATGAACTGTAAAGTTAGCATTGCCATATCTTGCAGTACCAAGCGTAACTCTTACATCATCAATGAATGAAGAGGCTTGTCTGCTAGATGAGTCAAATTGGCCAATTTCAATATCTCTTGTAGAATTAAATATTTTAAAATTATGCCCACATTGAGTAGAGGCTTTTAAAACTCCATCTACATAAAATCTAATATAATCAGCTTCACGGACAGCGGCAAAATGATACCAAGTGTCATCCGATAAACTTAAGCTTGCAAGCGCGCTGTAATCCCAACTTCCACCACCGTCAGAAGTGTAAATGCCATTATTTGATGACCCATTATAATAAAGAACCAAAGCACTTCCGCCATCACTGGTTGCGGCTGAATTTTTACCCTGACCAAACAAACCAAACGGGTTAGAAGCATCGCCTATACGAGCCCAAAGCTCAATCGTCCAATCTTGGGTTCCCCAGATTTCATCTTCATCTATCTCATAGGTCATTCCTCCATCAGAGGCAGTCGCTAAAGATGCTGAACCAAATTTCTTTTGCGAAGTAGACCGCGCTGCTGAACCTACTGCTACGCCATCATGCTTGAATACGCTCTCATCTTCTATGTTGCTTTCGAAAGTATTTCTAATAAAAACTTGGCTCCAATACCCATCATTACTTGGTGGTACAGAAATCGTAGTAGTATTTTGAGAAAATGAACCAGCGGGTCCAGTAGGCCCAGTGCTTCCAGCAGGACCAGTAGGCCCAGTACCACCAGCGGGACCAGCGGGACCGGCGGGACCAGTACTACCAGCGGGACCAGTACTACCAGCGGGACCAGCGGGGCCAGCATCTCCATCGTCGCCAGCAGGACCGGCGGGACCGGCAGGACCAGCAGGACCAGTGCTGCCATTGCTACCAGCGGGACCAGTAGGCCCAGTGCTTCCAGCAGGACCAGTAGGCCCAGTGCTACCAGCAGAGCCAGCAGGACCAGCGGGGCCAGCGGGGCCAGCATCTCCATCGTCGCCAGCAGGACCAGCAGGACCGGCGGGACCAGTACTGCCAGCGGGACCAGCAGGACCAGTTGCGCCTGTCGCGCCACTAGGACCAGTAGGCCCAGTGCCACCAGCAGGACCGGCAGGACCAGCAGGACCAGCAGGACCAGTGCTGCCATTGCTACCAGCGGGGCCAGTAGGCCCAGTGCTTCCAGCAGGACCAGTAGGCCCAGTGCTACCAGCAGAACCAGCGGGACCGGCAGGACCAGTTGCGCCTGTCGCGCCACTAGGACCAGTAGGCCCAGTGCTACCAGCAGAGCCAGCGGGACCAGCGGGACCAGCGGGACCAGCGGGGCCAGCATCTCCATCGTCGCCAGCAGGACCGGCAGGACCAGCAGGACCAGTGCTACCAGCGGGACCAGTGCTGCCAGCGGGACCAGCAGGACCAGTTGCGCCTGTCGCGCCACTAGGACCAGTAGGCCCAGTGCCACCAGCAGAACCAGCGGGACCAGCGGGACCGGCGGGACCAGTACTGCCAGCAGGACCAGTAGGCCCAGCGCCACCAGCAGGACCAGTAGGCCCAGCACCGCCAGCAGAACCAGCAGGACCAGTTGCTCCTACATTTCCGTAACGAGTAAAAGAAACAACTAATTTATCACCACTTTGAAATACTCCGGCTGTTTGGTTTGGCGTGGAATCTTGATCGCTGCAATAATTAAAGCTGATAGGAACAGTATAATAATTTCCACTATCAGAAACAGAACCGTCGATGTCATAAGATACAAATTTATTACTCTCGTCTTCCTTGAAGATTAGAATATTACCTTTTGTACTATTAGTTGAATCGTCTAACGCCTCAATCCAAGTCGCGTTGTCAATATCGTTATGACCTGTTTGGTGAATCCAAAGTTTTGTGGCTACTGCTAGGCCTGTATTAAATACAGAAACTTGACCACTTGTTGGATTTACAATTGGAGTAGTTTGTCCATTATAAATATAGTTGACGCTATTGCCACCGATATTTGATCCTCTTACGATGGGCGAAGCGCTAGCCGCAGATTCTCCAGAATTTTGTAATACGATTTTACCATCATTGTTAAGAGAAATTTTGGCTCCGTCCATGTGTAGTGAACCGCCGCCCATGTAAACTGATTTCCATAATCTAGAAGGCGAACCTAAATCATGAGAGTTGTTATCTGTGGGCATTATGTGGCCGCTCATAGCTAGCACACCGCGAATATCTAAAGCGCCAGAAGCGCTAGCTACTTTAGCGCTAGGTCCAACTAAAATTTTATCACTATCCCAACGGTTGTAAAATAAGCTATTTGCACCACTTATTTGGTCATTTTCATTAAACTGGAAAGACCCACTAACGCCTCCTGCGTCAGCAGAACCAGCAGGGCCAGCAGGACCAGCAGCGCCTTGAGGGCCGGTGGGGCCTGTTGTGCCAGCGGGGCCGGTAGGACCAGTACTTCCATTACTACCAGCGGGACCAGTAGGGCCAGCGCTACCAGCAGAACCAGCGGGACCAGTTGCACCTGTTGCACCGCTAGGCCCAACGGGTCCAGTGGGGCCAGCAGGGCCAGCGCCACCAGCGGAACCGGCAGGACCAGTTGCGCCTGTTGCGCCGCTAGGTCCAGTAGGTCCGGCGCTACCAGCAGGACCAGTTGCGCCAGCAGGACCAGTTGGACCAGCGGCTCCTCCGGGTCCGGCAGGTCCAGCGGAACCGGCAGGACCAGTTGCGCCTGTTGCACCGCTAGGCCCAGTAGGACCAGCTACAGAGCTTGCAGCGCCTTCAGGCCCAGTTGGTCCAGCAGGACCAGTTGCGCCAGCAGGACCAGTGGGGCCAGCTACGCTACTTGCAGCGCCTTCAGGCCCAGTTGGGCCTCTTCCCCCAGCCGCCGTAAAACTCATAACGATGTTGTCGTTAAGAGAAAAAGAACTATTAGAAGCTACATGTCCTACATTTAATTTTCTATAACTTGTATGAGAAGATGTTGCACCAGTTATATTAAAAACAATATATTTACTAGAATCATCTTCTTTAAAAAATCTAAGATGACCTCTTGGATTGTTTGTGGTATTATCATCTAAACTATCTAACCAAGATGTAGCGGAGTCCGCGCCGTTATCGAGATCATCTACAAAGATTTCAGTAACGCTAGACAAAGTCCCATGATTGAAAGACACTTTTCCATTACCGGGGTCTGCGTCACTTGTAGAAGTATTAAATTTATACAATAAACTATTGCCGCCAAAAAGCCCTCTCGGGCCTGTAGGCCCAGTAGGCCCAGCGCTACCAGCAGGACCAGTAGGACCAGCGGGACCGATAGGGCCATCAGGACCAGCGGCTCCTCCGGGTCCGGTAGGCCCGGTTGCACCAGCGGGGCCAGTACTGCCAGCGGGACCAGTGGGACCAGCAGGACCAGTTGCGCCTGTTACGCCGCTAGGACCAATAGGGCCAGTAGGGCCAGTAGCGCCAGCAGCCGCAGCAGCACCAGCAGTTCTTGTGATTACAAATTCACATTCGCCAGTGATTGTAGTAACTGCCCCTGCTCCATCCGCGTCATCCATCCATGCAAACAACTCAAGATAATCATTAGTTGAAAGCTCAAGTGTTGTGTTGGTTTGTAAAGTCTTTTCGTCACCATAGCTACTTCCTCTGCTATATGCGGAACATCTGGTTTCGGTTATCTCAGAGCCGTTCTTAAAAATTGACGCTCTTGGAGAAGCTCTGTTACTACCTCCATTGTCAAATCCAATTGTAGCATTTATGTGATAGATACCACTAGCGGTTACTGTTACTCTTTTATTATTTGAACTAGTGGAATGCGTGAATATTGATGCCTTAGAAACTGTATTATCAAAACCAATTCCCGTTTTATTGGCGTAAGTTACGTTGATATTTTCGGTGACAGATGATTTATTTAAGTTACAATAGTCAAGACTACCTCCAGCAGCACCAGAAGGCCCAAGAGCGCCTGTTGCGCCACTAGGACCAGTAGGCCCAGCGCTACCAGCAGGACCAGTAGGACCAGCGGGACCAGTAGGGCCAGCGTGTCCTGCCTCGGTAAATGAAACTGCTACTCTGTCGCCGCTTGAAAAACTTAACGCTGGGCCAGAATTATAACGTACTAAAACCTTTCTATATGAAGAATCAAGATCGTTATCTCCGGTAATCTCGAATGTCACATATGCACTAGCATTGTCTTCTTTAAAAATGGTTAGGTGGCCCCGAGGATCACTTCCGGTATTATCGTCAAGCTTGTTTAACCAGTTAACCATCGTCGATGTATCAACGTCAACATTATCGATATACAACGAGCTAACCAAATCAATTGTAGCATGATTAAAAGCAACTCTTCCGTCTCCGGGATCGGCATCGGTGGTAGAATTATTAAATTTGTAAATGTGAGTATTGCCGCCAGCAAATCCGCGTGAACCTGAAGGACCAGTAGGACCGACATAAGTAGCGTCTCCAATTAACTTTAGGTTAAGAACGCCTGTAGCGCCCATGCCCGCATGATTTTTACAATAGTAATAAAGCGTGCTTGGAGCCGAATGACTAACTTCGAATTGACTATAAGCGTTTGGATTTCCTGCAACACCATATGTTGTCCAGCCGTTAGTATATGGTGAGCCGCCTTCGTGTATACCTCCAGAAGTTGTAGAGATAAAAAAAGGATGACCAGAGTTAGTTCCTCCGGTCTGTAAGAAATTATATGTAAACCCTTTATATAAATTTATTTGAGGAGTTAAAGCTCCATCCAGATAAAATCTATTCCCCGCCCCCGGATTGCTAACACTGACATCAATCTCTTGAGCTATAGCAATGCCCGTAGCACCGCTTGGTCCAGTAGGTCCGATAACGCCAGTAGCGCCGCTTGGGCCAAGTGGTCCAGCGGGTCCAATTGGACCTACAGGCCCTTGAATCCCTGCTGTTGCTGCTGTTGCTGACGAGCCTCCGACTATTGGAGCTTGTCCGGAAGCAGAACCAGCTACTATAACGTCTACCGATGCCATTTTATTATCTCGTTACTTCGGGTAAAATATTAGCGTACCCGTAGATAAGTTTTTCTACATATGCACCTGAATATATTTCAATATCGTAAACGCCTTGGGTAATTGGTAAGCCTACGGTATCAGCGCCATTTAATTTAATGTCAACATAACCGCTAGCAAAATAACCAGAAACTCCACTTGGCTTTAAATCCAAAATAGAGGTGGTGTCAGAATATTGATGTTTAACAAGGCCGCTTACTGAATAGCCAGACAAATTAATTGCGACTCCGTTCTCGTCTTTAGCGACAAGTCTTACTTCATACTTAGAGCCTTGCGTTATATTCAGATCATAATTTGTAGCCATAATATATACAATATTACACTACAGTCTGGAATTTTTATATATTATTTACCCTCGTCTAAAATCTTCCTAATTTCGGAAGAAACCTTGGGTGGCTCTTTTTCATCAGCCGGAACACGGTAGTTCGAAACGTGGCGGCGAAATTCCTTAAATAACCTATTTCTAAGTTGATCTAAGTTTTCAGTGGGAATAATTCCAATTTTAGAAGCATGAGCATAAAGGTCTGATCTTGTCATTTCTTTAATTTGACTTTCGTAGTCTTCTTCTTGTAAGGTGTTATATTTCCACAAGCCGTCATCACCCCAAACTTGATCGAGGGTTCTTGCTTGGTACTCACTTTTACCGTGAGTTTGTTGTAAATCATCCAGTTTCTTACTGGCTTTGGCCGTTTTATTAGGCTTATTCTTTGAGGCTTTTTTTCTTGGCATAATATTAATCTCCAAAACTGGTTACACTATTATAACTCAAATAGGAACAAAAAAAAACAAATTTTTAATAAAAAAAATCCGGGCCGAAGCCCGGATTGAATTGTTTTAGTATTAGCTTAGACAGCGATACCAACAACAGCACGGCTATCGATGCAGACGCGGCCTTCTTCGAGGAACCCGTAAAAACCGAGCTTCTCAGAGCGGACACTCCACTGATCGTCAGCGAGAGCGGTAAAGCTACCATTGCTCTCATGCTGCTGTGCAACAGGACGGATGAACGCGCCCTTGCTGTTATCAACACCAACGAGGATTTCGTCAGAGGCTTCTACGAATGCGTGAGCACCACCAGAGCCATCAGGCGCGATGTTGCCGGAATCGAATTCGTCGAACAGCTTGTTGTACTTCTTGCCAGTGCCAAACTCGTTCATCTCAACGAGGTTGATACCGTACAACTCTTGCGTACCAGCAGCGCGGAAGATGCCATCACGTACATTGTCCGGAAGGGCAATGGAAGTAGATGTATCAGAACCGCTACCTGTTGAACCGGCACGGGTGTTCATCGGCTGATAAGCGAAACCGCGAACTTGCTGCATCATCTCGGGAGAGAGGTACAGGTCAGTTACACCGTTGCTGTATGCGCTATCAGGCGAGCCGTTAGCGAAGGACTCATTGAGTCTACGCATGCGGGTCATCAAACGATTCAAGTCGTCAAGCTGGAATACACTCTCCGTGGTAGCAGCAATAACATGCTTATTACCACCGTGACTGCCTTCACCAAGAGCCTTAAGAACAACGGCCCAAGCATTACGCTCTTGCTTAACAAGAATCTCTTGCGCCATTCTTTCAGTAGCTTTGCTGACAACATCCAAGCGACCACGACGGGCATAACGTCTCAACAGGCTTACGGCGCTGTCAAGGCGATACGTCGAAATCTTCAGTTCCTTCATGCCTTCTACGTGGGAAGTCGGAAGACCACCGGCGATAGATTGCGAAACAACCGAGACCATATTATCGTAATCATTATAATACAAATCCAACGGATAGCTGGGTGCATCATCTTCATCATACGGAGCATCAGTGTAAATTGCACTGGCTGTTCCGGCTTGAGAAAGAACTTGTTGGACTACCGGCCCGAGAAATGCAGCAAAAGCTTCTGCCGCTTCTCTCGCCACGGTGTAATCTTTCGATCCCATCGCTTTGATAAGCTCAACTTGCTCTGGAGTATTTTTTAAATTTAATCTCATCTTTATAATCTCCTATTTTAAATGTTTAGAGGTTGATCCTCACCAATACGTGGTTATTATCGTCCTCCGCACCCAAAGCGATGCCAACCGCCGAACCGCCACCATCGGTGGTCGTCAATTCGCCGTTGTTATCCGAGTACAGGGTAGCGCCTAACGTCGGATTATCCGCCGCTAACTGCGTACCGCTATAAAGAACAATACCTCTTGTCATAACGGGAACAGCTTGTCCGCTAAGAACGACATCGTTTTCAGCAGCCTTGCGAGGATTGAAGATAAACTTCTCTCCGTTCTCGTCGGTTTCTTTTACGTCATAGAGCATCATTCCAAGAACTGAATCACCAGAACCCGCTACCGCTACCTTCGCCGCTACGCCATATCTTTCAGATACGGTGTTGGCATAGGATGAACCCACCGCGCCAAGGCGATCAAGTTCGGCAGTATTGGACCAGCCAGCTTGGAGCTTAACCATATGACCTTTAGTAACACCATTGGTTACGTCTCCGCTCAAGCTGAACAGATTAATAACATCGTGCTCGTCATAATCTCTAAATGGTCTTAATGTAGTTGCCATAATTTATATTCTCCTAATTTGTTAATTTTTACAATTTAATTTCAAATCCTTCCATCGAGAAGGCATTTTTGTATTTTTCATAAACGGTGGGCTCAGAAGCCTCGGAGGTTACTGGAACGGATTCCGTAGTCTCTTCAGCAGCTTCAATAGCTTCGTCTACAACATCTTCTGCCGTGTCAACAGGCTCTTCAGCCTTGGTCTCTTCGGCTTGAGGCTTTTCAGTCTCGGTTTTTTCGGCGCTAGCTTCTTCGGTCTCTGTCTCTTTCGCCTCGTCGGATGCTTCCGCAGTCTCCTGCGTAGCATTTGACGAACTCCAGAGCTTATTAACCAAAGCCTCGACGGCCTTTAGAGGTAATCCCATTTTCATGGCCTTGGACAGCATCTTTTCTAATTCCTTTTCAGGATTTAATGCTTGTCCTTCTTCTAAAGAAGCAACGACCTCTTCCTGTTTTTCTTTAGAACTGAGAAGTACGCCCATTTTGCTTTCCCAAGCAGAATAAGCCTCTTCATCAAGTTCCTTGATGTCGGAAGCAATAACTTCTCGATCTTCGTCAGTCAGAGCATACTTCTCATCAAGAGTAGCCATGCGTTGACTAAAAAGTTGTTGTTTTTCTCTCTCGATCTTCTCAGCCTTTAAAGAGTCTAACTCTTCCGATACGGAAGCAAGATCACTCTTAAGCTGTTCCTGATCCTTAACTAAAGCTTCGGACTTCTCCTCGGCGGCTTGAAGGGCTGTATCAACCTTGGCTTTTTCTTCCAAGTATTGTTCACTTGCCTTCTTTAGCTCATCCTCGATGAAGTCACTAATTTGCGAAGCCTCAATTTCTTTGAGAGACTCATTAGTAATATCACTAAGTTTCTCGATCTTCATAATACTAGTATCCTTGTTTTCTTTTACATTATTTTCTTTAGAATGTGAAATATTATTTTGTTTGTTTAGGTTGGTTTTTAACTCGTTTTGAGTTTTTTCGGAAATTTCTTTTGCGTCTTTATCATCGGCGCTTTTAACGTTTTTTACTAATTTAATTTCTTCTGTGTCAGATTTTACCAATACGCCGATTACATCTGCGGCTGGCGTCTCTGTTAAACCTATTCCGAGGGGAACTACATTACCGATGACTTTTCTATAAACATTGTGTCCATCGTCGGTAACTCCTTCGCCTCCTAATGATCGTAAATTAGACTTTAATTCGTCGATTTGATCATCATCGTCAATAATTTCAGCATTTTCTAAATTTTTTTCATCTCCGACAGTTAAAGCTAAGTCATAGTCACTAAAGCCTAATTCCCAGCTAGCGGAAATGCCTAAATAGTTATCGCTAGTCGGGTCGCTAGAATCCTCTAGCCTGTCAGCGACATCAGAATTTACCACCTTCCAAACAACGCCGCCTAAAGTGACGTTAAAAGGAGTGTCTGTATTTATAATATCCTCTTCTGAAAGCGGCTTGTCTGTGCCGAATTCACTATAACCAGCAGTTAAGACAACTCCTATCACGCGGGTTCTATTGTGCTCAATATTAATCGGTTTGTTCGCAAAAGATTTAGCTATTTCAATGGCTGTTTGGGTGTCTACTACATCGCCATTTTTATTGACTCTATTAGCTACAAAGGCGTTGAAAGCCACGGGAAGAAGGTCGATATTTTTATCCGCATCAACATCAGGAATATAAGCTCCAATGTCAGCAAGGCTCGCAATAGCGAGATATTTATCTTTCTCTTCAGGAATTACCGATTTGATTATCGAACTGAAAGTGGTTGTAAACTTAAAATTTTTCATCTTATACTGCTGATAAATCTTCTACGTAATAAGTAACTGTTACGTCTCCTGCCGTGCTATGCAGGGCTACATTTACACCGATAGGAATGCCCGATCTCATATTAGAGCTTCCAGCCGGAATGTAAGCTACTACATCTCCACTTCCGTTTGTTTGCTTAAATGTGGTTGCCGCACTCGCCAAAATATCGACAATGACAATTTGCTTACTCGCACCCGGCGCAGCAATTACTGCACCAGCGCCACTTCGCGCTGCAACATTTAATCTTAAATCTCTTAAATTTGCCATAATTTTTCCTTTTCGTTAATCCCAATGAAACTGTAATGGTTCTGGTTCTTTAATATTATATAACTCGTCTATACAATTAAAGTTATAATCTACATTAAACTTTTGGATGTCTTCTTTTGCAGTGTTCCAACACTCAAGATCGGGTACTGCGCCATGAATAATGTCAATGTTAGATAATGATAAATAATTTCCTGATTCGATGTCTAAGTGAGGTATTTTGCCGATTGTGATATTTAAAAACATATTAATTCTGGCAAAACCTAAATGATTTTTATTTTCTGGATGCTTTGTTGGATCGAAGGAGTTTACCGCACTGCAATAAACTTGCTTTAATTGAGCTAGGCTGACTTTGGAATTTTTATTGGCAGCATTATGCTCTCTCATTTTGGTGTCAAAAGCCTTAATTAGCTTTGAAGAGAATTCTACCGCTTGATCCTGAGACTCAATTAGCGAAGATTTTTGTTCTCCCATATCATCATCAGCATCAATATTCTCTGTGTTCACAAAGCTATCAGAATCATTATGTGTAGACATCCATTATTATATACACTTCCACAAGAGAAATATATAAAAAATAATAAAAAAAGCCCGCGCCGAAATCGACGCGGGTTGCGTGTGTTAGAACTATTTGACTAGTCTTCCTTAACCGGGGCAACGCCAGCCTTCACAAAGGGCAGGGTAACATTTACCCCGTCCTTGTTTACGGATGCGTCAACCCACGGTGGATTAGCCGAAGGTCCAACTGTAGTGGTAGCGGAACATCCCGTACCGAGGACGACAGCGACAGCCGCTGCCATTGTTACTAGTTTTGCTTTATTACTCATAGTACAAAAGCATTATACCATGAACTTTAGGAATGTCAAAAGGTTTTTTGTATTTTTTTTAGGAGATAAACCTGAATAATCTCAGTTTTTTCGCCAAAGTGAGTTTTAATATTCTTGTCGTTAGGATAGCACATCCAGTGCCAATCTTGGCTTAATGAGGCTCCTTTGACTAAAACTATGGCTACATCGCCCTTTTTTAAGGAATTAAAATCGTCTATTTTTTCTATTGTATATCCGTGGTTATTTAAATATTTTTTTATTTCGCAAGGCCAAGTAATCATGAAAGAATCGTGATGGAATAAAGAAAGTAATGATCTGGAAATATTACCGGACTTTTGAATTTCTTGGCTTATATTTTTATAAGTAGCTCTTTCCCCGAAGTTAGATTTTGCGTCACGGATGGCGTCTACCCCACAAGACCTATAATGCTTTCTATAAAAGCCTAGATCGTCTTTGGCTGCCGATTCTGGGTGAAACGCTATACATCCAGAGTTAAGCAAGCTTATCGCTGTCAACCAAATAAGAGCCTTTGATATGTGTTTTTTGGAAAATAACATTTTCTAAACTTTTAACTTTCAAGTATTGTACAATATTTAAACCTAAGCTCATTCCCAGCAACATAGCGACAGTCACAGAAATCAAGAGTTTTTTAACCCCTTCTCCCATAGCTAAAATATTTTTCGCCGGTAAATTGCTCATTTTATTTTCCCTTTTTTCCTTTTTATTCTTAAATAACCACCATTCTCCGTTTTTATCTTGACAAGCCCATTCGTCTTCTAAACCTGTCCACCACTTTGAATTCTTGTCCAATTTTCTCATTTCATGCCTCGGATCGAGAAGGAGAGCCTTCTGGCTGCGCCGGTATTGGCATTCCTCTTAGTTTTCTAAGTTCTAATATCAATTGGTTAATTATCTGGTTTTGCCTATTAATGTGCTCTCTTTGAGATTCGATTTCGTTTTCGTGGAAAGTAATTGTCCTTTGCACCTCTCCTAAGATGTCGATCTGCTCCCTCATTGAATCGACTTCTTGACCCTGCATTTGGAGGTCTTTTACGACATACAGGGGGAAGAATATAACAACGGCAACCATAAACGCTACAAAGGCTTGCTTGTACTTAATTAATGAATCAGCTAGAAAGTCCGCAAACCGCTTGAATGCATTCATATATATAATTACACCCAAAACGAAAAAAAGAGGGGTCTTTCGACCCCCCTTTCCACTTTGCCGAGACTTACACTACCACACGCTCAGTCTCTTGGAATACCCCCAGCGTACCAACCTTCTGGAAGTTTAACTTTTTTCTTGCTCAATACCCATTCTCCATTTTTCAGTACATATACGCGCCCTGAAACATCAGGCCCTATCCGGACCAAGTCTGCTTGAGTATCTACAAACACTACCCGAGTGGAACCGCAGCCAGATAAGAGTAACAAACTACTCAGAAGTATTAGAGTCATTTTCATTTTTCTTAACCTTCTTTTCCTGTTCTTCTATACGTTTGCGCCACTTGTCTTTTAGACTTTTGGGTGTTGCATCAGCATCGCCAGCCTTAACATCTTGTTTTACAAGGTCTGTCAGCCAATCTAAAATAGCTTTAACTAAAGCTATCCACATTTAGCATCAACCTCCTTTCTTGGCGAGGCCTCTAGATACGGTATAACCCAAAGCTGCGGCTGCACTGCAAACAAATCCAAAGATTTTGTCCGCAGCCGAAGCGCCCTCTGGATCGACTACCCCGGCCCCCCAAGCTAGAGAAGCCAAAGTGACGCAAAGCGTAATCCAAAATTCCGTAGTTTTCCAACCGGGTTTGATATTATTATTTTTAGTAGCCATAATTTATTAACTCCTATTTAAGTATAACGGATAAATAAAAAATTTCAAAACTTTTTATTACTTAATTAATTAATGTCTCCATTGCGTTTCAATTCCTGTAATTTGTCGTGAGGAATTCCTAATCCACCAATGGCAGTATATACAATTAAATTGTCTTTATTACCACTGTAGATTCCGCGATGTACAGTATTTCCCGGTTTTAAGATTCTTGAGAATTGCTCAAAAGCTTTGTCAAGATTTTCTTGAGGGACTTGATTAAGAACGTTGACTCCGCCTACGACGACTACGCCAGCGCAGCTACCAGACTCAAGATCAAAGCCTCCGCATAGAAGATTTTGTTTTAAATTATCTCTAACTGTTTTAGAAATACTTGTAGGCTTTGTCCAATCCGATACAGGAGACGCGCCATATAAGATGCAGCCTGAATTTAGAATTTGCCTATAGTCATTTGGATCAAAAGAAGAATAACTGCTGTCTTTTGCCGCAGTTATGTTAAACAGGTGAAATAAGCCAACGATACTTTTGTTGGCAGTTTCCCAAAATGGCCCCACTGGCAACTTTGGATAGAGCTTGCTAATTTTTTCATTGTCAATCAAAATTAAAGGAGATACCTTTCCTTCTTGCACCATACCTAAAACACGATGCAAAAGCTGAAAAGCATTAGCGTTTACTTTTTTGCCTTCTGAGACTTTGGGCAAAGCGAGAACGACGCCAACCTTTTTGGGTCCGTCGATTTGAGCGATGTCTTGATATTGAAGAGCGCTGTCAATTAACGAGCAAGTTGTTCCTGCGCCTGATCCACCACCCGCACCAGCGCAAACGAAAATTCTATCGATTTCGTCTCCGAAGGCTTCGCGCATCAAATCAAACGCATCTTCTTTCTTCTCGGAAAAAAGTTTAGCAGCCAAGTCCATATCTTTTCCCGCTCCTCCACTGCCGATACAAAGCTTATGCTCAATATCTACAGTATTAAGGTCTTGCTGTGCCGTGTTTATGGCGCATACTCTTGCGTATCCGAATTTATGAAAAGTTTCCGCGATTCTAGAGCCGCCTTGACCAGCGCCCACGAAAGCAAATTTAAAAGCTCCATCGAACTTATCTTCAATTACTTTTTCAGGTGGTGCTGCTTCAGGTACGGGAATTTCTGGGAGAGACAGGTCAAAATCGTCTGCGCCCATGTTGTTGTAGGAAGCTAAATCATCTATTTTATCATCACTCATAAATTATTCCTTTTCTTTTTTGCTAGCCAACAAGATGCTGGCTAAATAAGCATTTACTCCATGCTCATGAGATAGTTCCATTACCTCGTTTACTCTGTCTGAGTTATGGTCAATGGGCATATCTGTATATTTAGCAACGGACTCATTCCAGTTTTCTGGAGGTTCATTGCAAATGATCACTTCGCTAATATCTTCAGCAACGCTTTTCTGCTTTTTGTTGAGCCTTTTTATATCATGCTTTTCTCTGAGATATTTTTCCACTTCTCCTTGTAGTTTCTGTGCTAAAATTAAATTATTCTTAACATGTTCTAAACTAAAGTGGTCTACAGCTTTGGATTGTTCTCCTTCTCCTATTGGAGAAACATTTTTAGATTGCTGCGGGGTTCCTGTGCCTTCAGGTCTGCCATTTTCTTTAGCCGCTTTCTTTTGTTGAGCGATCTGTTTGTCAGCCATCTTTTTCTGTGTGAATGGGCCTCCCAATAGAGGCTCGTAAAGACCTTTATCTTTTAAGCTCCTAAATTCTTCTTGGGACTCCAACGCTTCTTCTTGGCTGGGTAGCCTTCCGTGTTCAATAGCTTGCAAGCCTTCTTCCGCAGTCAAAATGCCAAGCTCTACGAGTCTGGTATAAATTCTTGAGTATTGAAGATTGTCTCTTAAATCAATGTTGTCGAAATGGGCCGTGGGGAAGTTTTTAAAACCCAGCGCCCTCGAAATTCTTTTAATTTCTGGATACAAAAAGTCATTGATGAAAGTCTCTCTCGCTTGTTTAAGCCTCTCTGTGAATACTTTTACTTTTATGCTTTGGTTAGCAAATTTCTCATTTTCTCCGATAAGGATATTATTTAACCCAATACGAATATCTTGGTCTAAGATGGTGTATTTAGCGGGATCGAGAAGTGCTCCGATACTTGGAACAACGAATTCCGCCTTGGTGGTATAGTCTGCAATTAAAACCCTACCCACGGATTCATTAGCGAATAAATTTTGCATCGCTTCTAAATTCTTTTGGTTGATTCCGCCCTTTTCTGGTTCTGCGCCCATAGTTACGAGAAGAATGGCTTGCTGCATTGTACGAGCAATCGCCATGTCGATTTTCTTCATTTCGTATTTGGCGTTGATATCTTCCAGAACGGGATAGCCCATTGGAACGGCGAAAGGCTCGTAGTCTTGCTTTTTGTAAAAAACCGCGACGATCTTATCTTTTTCCAAAGGCAATAAAATTGTCGAAGCTCTAGGGTTATTGATCGCCTTTTTCGCGTCGTCTGGCAAGTTCGATACTAATTCTTTTTCCTCTTCAGTTTTAGGGTCTCTAAGCCTGTCGAGTTCATAAGTGCTAACAGATTTTTTATACTCCCCTTGCACAAAAGACAGGGAACCAGATAGTTTAATATCCGCTGGATTTAAAATGATGTATCTCAAAGGAATTGTAGAATCAGCAGCAGCAATATCTTCTAAAGATGCATTAGCTCCAAATGTCCGCGCTAATTTATTGATATCTGACTTTTTAAGTTTCCCGTCAAATCTAAATACAAATACATTTCCTGATCTAAAATATTCTCTAAAGAACTTATCTTGGAAGCTTCTTAAATTAATTTTCTTAAATAAAGCATTAAAGAAATCTCTAGACTTTTTACTGCCTCCCTTAAAGTAAATGTTGCTAACACAAAATTCGGCCATTAAGTCGATTGTGTTTCTGAATATAGAAAAATTGTAATAAGCCTTTTGACAAAGAATAACAGCATCTCTTACATCAATATCACTGTTACTTGCGCTATTAGCCCCATATCTAAATGGAACCATCCCGTCTTCGATATTCTTATACCGATCCGTTTTAACAATAGATGACGCGGCATTCCGCCTACTTCTCGTAGCCCCGCTTGAATTCGCGGAGACTGCGGCGCTGGTGGCCATCAATGGAGTTGCTCCCGGCTCTTCTTTTTTGGTTTTAGCTCTACTTTGAGTTTTCTTAGCGGGAGTTTTAGGCTTAGATTTATTCTTATTGTCCATTTTAGATTAATTTACGTCTTATATTACACGATGCAAGTAAAAAAGACGAAAAATATTCCAAAATAATCAAATCTAAGAAGATAATTTTACCAAGAGCTAATTCCTACCCGTTTCCACGTATTATTAGCCGTGCAGATGTAGATGTAGTCGCTATCCCACGCAATCTCGCCTTTGTGGCCTTTGGAGCTAGCCGCAGAAGGAACATAGACGGAGGCGTTTTTTATTCCTAAAAATTCACCGCTTCCGCTTACTTCAAAGTCGTAAGTATCAGGGTCAGTCTTAACGCCAAAGCCGCCGCCTTTTACGTAGCTATCTCCACTTGCGGCAAATTTAGCAGTTCCGATACCCCCTTGTTTATACAATCTCAAAGAAGCACCGTTATCCTCGTAAACAACTCTGGCGCTGGCGTTGTTGCCAGTGTTTGTAAATCTACCGCCCAAGCCTCCATTTACGTCAAGATCATAGCTGGGTACTCCTGTTTTTATGCCGACGTTACCCGTATTGTCTATGACGAAAGTAGGTTGAGTTTTATCAGATTTCTTGATAATTAAATCATCATTTGAATCAACATAAATATACGCAGAATCTTGTCCGGCCTGAGAGACTATAACTCCTGTTTTGCCGATAATAACGTTTTCTTCGGATTTAATGTTGCCGCCAGAAACATGGAAAAGCTCTGAGGGAGTATCATAATTAACACCTACGCCAATCTTGTTGCTTGAATGATTTAATACGCTTGCACCGGCAAATTGAGTGCTGCTGTTGTATTGAAATTGACCATTAGACCCTGACGCAGTGCTTGCTCCAGCAGGGCCAGCGGGTCCGGTGCTGCCAGCCGCTCCAGTAGCGCCTGTAGGCCCAATGGGTCCGGCGGGTCCAGCGGGACCGCTAACTCCTGTAATTGGCGCAACAGCCAAGATGTATCCAGAAAGCTCTGGAAGAAAAACTTGTTTTAATCTGATTCTATTGTCTGGCATTTTCCTTTTTCCCTATTTTATTACACATTTATTAAATTAGACGGGGCGTAAAAGTATCAGTATTTTCTGGCTTGAAGCCTTGTAGGTCATAATAGGACTTTAAAGCCCAGTTGGCTAACATAAGAGTCGTATAATTGTCTTTACGGGCTCTATTTGCGCTTGTGGAGCGTTTTAAATGCAGGGGAAGGTCAAACGTCTGCGTGCCCCTTGCGGTGCTCTTAACCTCAAGCAGAGCGCATTGCTTCTTTGTCTGGTAAATTAGGTCGTCTTGGATTTCGATCAAGTCTAATGTGTTTTCGGCGTTTGTTAAATTAATATTAACGTGCTGACTAGAGACAGAGTTGAAAGCGTTTTCGCTGGCTGTCGTGCTGGAAGCGAACCAAATCTTTTTGTGGTCAATACAGGCTTGTAAATGCTCGTTTGCTTTTCTTAACCAATCAGAACCAAATACTTGTTTAAATACGATAGTATTATTGTTTTTATTGTATTGTCTTTTCGCTTGCTTTACTTGCTTGCGATAATCTTCTCCTTCTTTGTTAGTGTCGAAATCGAAGAACTTTAAATTAATCTTAGAATCTAAAAACAGCTTATTCTCATTGCACGAATCAATGAACTGAAATCCCGCATTATCAATAACAATCATTTCAATGTCAAAATTAGCTATCATATAATAGAGATATTTAATATGATCTTTTAAATCACCTCCTGCGACAGCATAACTATGCACCAAGGTTCCTTGCTGGGTTTCATCGTCAAGCTCTAATAAGGACATGGCGAAATAGTCAGAGCTTGGACTGTTAGAAAATGAGGGGTCAATACCAAGAATGTATTTTGCGTTTGGAGCGCCTTTGATCAAAGTGTGTGGAGATTGCCCGTTAGGTATCGTGCATTCGTGCATTTTTTTCGCGCTAAAATAAGAATCAGAACCATCTGTAAATATAGCGCAATACTCTCTTAAAAATGATGAATGAGAAGCTCCTCCGCTTTTAGCTTCATCAATGATGGTCGTGTCTATCATTTCGCTTGGTAGAGACTCGTATCCCATTTGAGAGATGAAGTAAGAAGAGGTTTGCTCCTTCTCGGGGTGATATATTTTTTCTGTCCATTCTTTGTAAGTCTTGTAAAGATTTTCGAATGTATAGCTAGCGGAAGATAAGGCCACCATCTTAGAATTGTTTTCGAAAACCATTCGCTCATCTTCAGTCATTAAGCCCTGCTCGATGAGCTTGTCTTCTTGTTCTCTGATTGAAATACGTTCCGTCATATCTTGAGGTGCAACCAAAAACGGCATCAACACTGTCTTAATGGTTTCTTCAGGCAGAAGAAGAAACTCGTCCAGTAAGAGTACGTTTGCTCGGAAACCACGAATTTTTTCCCCGGATAGTGGAACTGCGGTTATGCTGCCTCCATTTATTAGCCACTCGAACTGGTCGTTACGTTTAGAGGGCTTCGCAGAAAACGCTTGCTGGAGGAACTCCGCCCCTTTAGATGCAACTATCTTTTCCAGATTGTTAAAAATAAATCTAGCAGTACGAAAGGTTGGACCAGCAATTAAAATCTTAGTGCCCGGATAAAATATACATTGCAAGAAGGCGAATACCGACGCTATAAAAGTTTTACCGCAGCCACGACCCCATACACACATACTAAAGTTTTTAGTCATCAAACCTCTTAATGTAATCTCTTGGAACGGGGCCAACTTGAGTCCAGAAATTAATTCGGTGGTAAATCCAATATTGTGCCGCAGAAATTTAGCTAAAGTAATTTTAGCTTCTTTATCTTGCAACTCACCCTCTAACTTTAATAGCTCTTCGTTGATGTTGGGCGTTTGCTTGTCTGAGTTAGCGTACCACATTATAAAATTTTTGAATCATATGCTAATTGTAAGTCTGCTTTTTTATAAATGCATCCCGACATAAAAATTTTCTCAATGACGCGGGCAGATTCTTTCCTTCCGTTTACAAATAAGAACTGAATCGTAGGATATTCTTGATTTAACTTTCTTATTCTGTGAAAAATAAAATCCGGGGTAGCTTTTATCTTACTGTATACTCTTGATTTATCGTGGGCTTTTCTAATATGATTAAAATTTAAGGCATCGATCAATTTAGCTTCTACCACAATAATCAAGTTGGCTTCCTCCTCAATAGAGCGCTCAATTTCTTTACAAAATCGATCATAGCCCCCGCTTATAGTTCCAATGAGGTCAACTAAAGACTTTCTCTCAACGTAGCAGTTGCAAGTCGCATCTCTATCAGAAAAAGCATAATCTCCATATTTTAAAGCTTTTAATTCTATAGGTCTTTTAAACTTTAAAGGTCGCTGCTCGCGGGTATCCACGTAGATCATATATTTTGGTTTTAGATATTCTGAGGCGCATATGATATTGTCAATATTAGAGTATTTTATCTTTAAACCTAAATCTTCACAAAGAGAGTAGTAGTCGCCAAAAATTTCATTATAGTAAGGAATCGGAGGACTCATAATAGACCTTAATTCAACTTGCGTTGGCGCGTATTCTATTTTCTTCTCTTTTATTCTTTTAGTTAATAACTCACGGCAAAACTCTTTGGCTTCCTCAATATCAACATTTTTGAGCCACATTCTAAGATTAGTTCTGTTATTGAATTCGGCATTTAAATATTGTTCTTTATTTTTAAATTTTATTATATCGCCAGTATGTTTATCGAAGCGCGGATAGTATTTTTGATAATACTCGGCCATACGCATTTTATGCTTGCGGAGGTGCTTGTGAAGTTCTTTGTCGCTAGCAAATTCTTCATTATCTATCTTGCAAATGACCTTACCCATCTAAAGCCTCGTCTTTACTCAATCCTAAAATTTTGCACTTTATATCGTCCATGTTTGACAAATTATCTACCTCTTCTGATACTATTTTTTTACGCCGCTCTGCGATAGCAATCATTTTTTGTCTGGACTCTTCTTCTTTCCACATCTCTACTAAGTTTAAAATACTTGCGTTGCTTTTAAGCTGCGATTTTAACTTGTCGCTTCTTTTTTCTTTTAAATCTCCAAGAAGCTTATGCTGTCGATTTACAGATTGATTATATTCAGTTTGAGCAGTATTGATTGACTCTACCAACGACATAGCTATCCGTCGCCCTTCTGAGTCATCTGCTGATTGGTCTAAAAGCCGTTGAAGGTGCTCTACGCGCCGTTGGATGTTAACCGCGATAACCACCTCAACAGAAAGCACTATATATTGATCTACTTCTTCTTGAGTTAAATCTTCTTTATCGTGAGTATAGCGAACAAAACTGCTTTCAAATAACTCTCGATCTTCAATAGTTTCATAATTGTTAATTTGATGTAAAAACCTATAAGTATGAAGATAGCCAATAAGAGAGTTTATATCTCTTTTTTGTTTTGCTGTAATTTTATTTTTATTTATTCCGTGGAGTACATACTTATTTACTCTGGTGATGGCTCTATCTGCGTTTGTGGGCGGTTTGTATTCGCCTTGAGGCACGCTATTGTCATTTTGTGCTGATTCAATATTTAACGTCGAAATGAAGTCATTAACCGTTCTAGTCTCTTGAGAGAGATTGGATATCTTATCATCTTTGAATAGAATCCTAGCGATTTCTACTGCCGTCATCATACCGGCGTTATTAACGATGAACTCTTTTTTTTCTTCGTCTAACTTTAAAACGCCTTTGTGCTTGTATTCGTGTGAGGCTCGGGCACGTATTTGCCTCGTAGCTAAAAACGCTTTTACGGCCTTTCCCTCTTTTGTTCGGCCATCTAGCTCTGGATTATCTGGATACGCTACTCTTATCAACTCTAATAAAGAGGGCGGGTTATCAGGCCGGTTATTCCACTCGCTCAAGATATCCTGTTGCTGCTGCGCGTTTAAATTCGGTAAACTCATACTATATCAATGTTATTCTTATCTAGATGCTTTTTAACTTTTTCAATGATAGATTTTTTGATATTTTTAATTTGTTTATATCCGGGTGATCTGTTTTTTTCTGAAGTTTTGTATCCTAGCTCTTCAGCCACTTCTTGTTCTGATTTATTGTTTATATAAAGACTTAGATATACTTTCCATTCTATAGGCTTTAAAATCTCCTTCATCTTTTTATGGAGTTTCATTATATTAGACTCGACATCAAAAGAGTCGCTAGATTGACTGAAAACTTCTTGAGCGTGATTTTCTAAAGGTAAGGGTATTTTTAAGTCGTGAGCCCGCTTTTTAGTCCTTTCCCAAGTTTGATATAAAGGACATGTTGAATCTTGCTTGCCGTAAATCTCACATAGATTGTTGCCTTCTGCGGCTGCACATTTTAAACAAGGTCTACAATAATTACCATAGTTGTTTCTAATTAAATTTTTTATTTGATTTGATATGATTCTGTTGAGCCAAGGCGCTAAAGGCTTGGATTGGTCGTAAAGATGCCACTTTTTGTATATGTGTATCCTTAGTATCTGAGACACATCATCGAAATCCATCCAAGGAATTGCTGTTAAATTCCATTTATTTTTGCGCTTGATAATTTCTTGATTTACTTCTTCGATACATTCTTCAAAAGTTCTCTCTTTCTGTTTTATTTGCCGTCTCCTTTCTCTCTAAGAGAGCCAGCTTCTTTTTTGAAATTTTCCAAAAATTGTTTTTTAGACTCTCTTTTTGCTTTTGGCGTTTGATAATCATCATTTCCTTGAGAGGGAGCGGAAGTTCCCGCTATTTCACCAAAAGTGAAAGAGTTTTTAGGTATCTCGAAGTCTACCTCTAGACCTTCGAGTGTCGGCAAAGTTTCTTCAGGTTCTTGACTCGCAGTAACAGATTCTTGCTCTTCTGCTTGTTCAGCTTCTTCTTGAGCCACTTCTTCAACTGAATCTTGAGCTTGGGCACGCACATCTCCAGTTTTAGCACCACATTGCATACAAAAATTAGGCGGAGCGCCATTATAGGTCATTCCGTATCCACATTGATAACAATACATCTTCATATCCATTAATTATATGGGGTAAGTTCTTTAAAAACAACATTTAATAGTTTTTTAACCAAAAAAAATGAACCGACTGTCTAAAATTAACTGTAATATATAGTATGAAAAGACCTCAAGAGCCCTTTTTCTTTACAAACTCCGAAGGTATAGAATACGAGGTCATTTTCAGAAAGCCTGACAAGCGCCATTTCGGCAAAGCTGATGGGATTTGCACTGCTCCTAATGGGAAAAACCCTAAAATCCACATTAATCCAAATCTTACTAGCAAATCAGAATTTAACACTATAGTTCACGAATTAGCACACGCCTTCTTTTGGGATAAATCAGAAAAAGAAATATATAAGTTTGCCAACACGGTAACAAAATTTTTATTTACAAATCAAAAATGGAGAAAAACCAAAAATGAGTGAAGATTCAAGAACCAAAAAAGAAATCGAAGCCGATCTCAAAGTGAAGCACGCTGAAGCCCGTAAAGCCGAAGCTGAAGCTCGCAAATTTGAGGCCGAAGCTTTGCAAGAAGAAATCTTGGCTAATAGAGCTTATGAAGACGACATGAGAAAGAAAGCTCAAGATAAAGAGAATTTTTTATATAGATTTTCTGGAGACGTTAGGTCTTCTTCAGTTCAATTATGTATGGAAAAACTTACTCAGTGGTCGCGGATGCACCCCGGATGCGATATTGAAATCATCTTTTCTTCTCCCGGTGGCAGCATTATCGATGGATTCGAGCTTTTTGACTTTATTCAACATTTAAGGAATAAAGGACACAAGATCACTACGGGCACGTTAGGTATGGCTGCATCTATGGCGGGCATTTTGTTAATGGCTGGAGATATTAGATGGGTTGGCAAACAGGCTTGGATAATGATTCATCGTGCAGCTTTTGGCGCGATGGGTAAAACTTATGAAATCGAGGACGAGGTAGAATTCGTTAAAAGGATTGAGGGACGGATTTTAGACATATTTGTTTCTAGGTCCAAACTCACTAAGCAAAAAATCAAAAGAAACTGGGATCGCAAAGATTGGTGGATTAGCGCTGATGAAGCGATGGAATTAGAGTTGGTTGACGAAATTCGTGCAGTTATGCCTGAACAAATGAAAGGCCAGAACGATGGAAAACAGCCGAGAAAGACTAGAAGCAATACGAAGTCTAAGAAAAGAAGTTAAGGACTTGGGTTCTCTAAGTTTAGACATAATTACCAAGTTTAAGCACTTCGACTATAGCCGTTTTGAGATCGAGGACGCTCTCCTTAAGGCTATAAACATAAACAAACGCTGCCACACGCTCCATGATAAGTTACGCATCTTAGAGGGGGAGATGAGAAATTCTTAATTAAGCATTGTTGAAACCCTTCGGGATTTCACCTTACTGCTGAAAAACTCAATTAATATCTTTTAATTTCTTGATTAAAAATTTAATCAATTCAGAGCGCATGATATCCTCTTCATCAAATGTAAAGGTATAAATTCCTTTATTAATTGAATCTTCATCTTCATTAAATAAATTAAACATCTTTTCGAAACCATGCTGTTTGTCCTCATGCTTGAGATCGGTCTGCATAGGATCGGCAAGAATAAAGCAACGTGAACCGTTACCCATTCTAGTTAATACAGTAGTAATTTCCTTCATAGTTGAATTTTGTGCTTCATCTAAAATAATGCACTTATCAGTCCAATTCATTCCTCTTGCAAAATTTACAGGAAACATACTAATTCTCTTTTCTTGCTCAAGTTTCTCAGGCCGCCCCTTGGCTAACAATTCATCTAATTTATCAATAAATGGCATATTAAAAAATCTAAGCTTTTCATCGGCAGTGCCCGGTAAAAAGCCCAAAGATTTATCTGAAGATTCTACGGCGCTCCGAAGATACATAATACTATCAATTACTTTCATATTTAACATTTGTAATGCACAATAAGTAGAAAGTAAGGTTTTAGCCGTTCCTGCGGGGCCGTTAACAAATACTATTTTAGTGGAAGGATGTAATGCTACTTTAAAAAATTCTTTTTGCTTTGTCGTCCATGAAAATTGATTTATTTTAATAACTCTTGTTATTGGATTTGCAACTTGATGCTGTTTTTTGTGGTTTTCGTGGATTAGTTCTTCAGGAAGCTTCTTGTCGCCGCGAATCTTAATCCGACCCTCGATGGGCATATCGTTATCGTCCATTATACAATAATTTACACAATAATCAGGTGTTTATTACTCAAAATGAAAACTAAAAAAACTACGCCGCGAGCCACCCTGTCACAGATAGGCGTTTTTGGCGAACTCCGGGTACAACATGGGACACGTAATGCGGAATTCCATTCCGCGAAGGTATATCAAATAATACAAGACGATTAAATGTAGAAATTACTACCTTCTTTATTGTTTTATAATCTTGTTCTAATATGTATAAATTACCTCCATAAGAGGGATGCCAACCTTTAGTTAAGCTATACACTGTTCCTGCTGTTCCTTTTTTGTGGTCGTGGTGCGGAGATAAGAATTGATTTTCTGTAAAACGAGATGCAAATATCTCTCCTTTTTGTAATTTTTGTTCTACGCCAGTTATATTGTTAACAAATTCGTTCATAGCCGCGCCAGAGAAGAAATTTATATAATTGCATAAAGTACAACCACAATTTTCAACATGATCGTGTGTTCTATCAAAAATATAAGAAAATTCATTGTCATGAAACGAATTGTATATGTCTGAGTAGTTATTTAAAATCTTTTTTATATTATCATCAGTTCTTCTTATGGAAAGCGGCGCGTCGTAGCCTTCGCCGCCAGCTTTCATCGCCGTAAACCACCAATCTTCGGGCATTTTGTTGGCTAGCCAATCCCAGAGTAGCTCTGCATCCTCTTCTACAAGAAAATTATGTATAATTACATTCTTGCTTTCTTCATAGTCTTCTTTTAATTGATCTATGTTTAAATTAGGATTGATTCTCATGTCTATTACAGTATATAACAAAAGCGATAAAATTGCAAATATACCGGGGGAATTTTTATGGTTTAATATATTTGTTAAATTATGAATTAGTGTGGTTTTATAAATGTACCCCCTCCCCCCCGAAAATATATTTAAATGCCTGATTTTTTTTCAAAAAGGGGTGGGGTCACTCCCCAGACATAATAAATGTCATTTTATAGGCAACAAAGATAGAAAATGCGGCGATTATCATATAAAAATTCTCCTGTGATGGTGGGGGGGTGTTTTTTTGGTAACATGCCACCCCTTTATAAAATTAGAGTGATAAAATAGTTTTGATAAGGGGGGGAGGGTCAGGTAGAACAACGAAACACCCCGACCCTCCCCGTGGTGGTAAGCTAATAAGTTGGCCGCTTGCGGTTGAGGCTTTTGGATACAGCGCGAATAGCTTTGACGCTCATGGCGCAAGCAGGAACATGGCTCCAACCATTAGGGCGACGAATGCTCAAATTGAAATCGTGCATTCCGTGTGGGTAGTGAGCGAGAAAGCCACGAATGAATGCAATAGCTTCCTCGTCAGTGTCTAGCTCGGCAAGCACAACGTTTTTCCAATTCGTACCCGCATCGTTTCTTTCGACTGTAAATTTTTCTTGTTTCATTTTGTCTTTTGGTTAATCTAGTTATGCGGCAACCCACTCGTCTTTGCCTGTTTCAATGTCCGCCAACACAAAGCCAACGGGGTCATCTCCAGACCAGTAGCTTTCTCCGTCAGAACACATCTCCATTTGAATTTCGGTGATGCGCCACAGCTTCCCGTTATACTCAACGACGTTTCCCACGTCGCTCCAATCGTTGTAATCTTTATCTTTCATAATCTATCCTATACACAGCAGGTTGTGTGCCAAAATCATTAAACTTTTTTTATGAGACATTTACAGACGCGCTCCCCTTTTTTAGAAGTGCAAAATAGTCTGTCAGCAACACGTTGCGCGTGTTCCTCATTCCTTGCGTTAACGAACCCAAGGGTGGCGTCTCCATCGAATGTGAGAACTTCAAATAATTTTTCTTTCTTCATCGTTTTCATCTTCTACCTCTTACACAGCAGGTTGTGTGCCAAGTTTCTATTCTGCTAGGCCAATGGCCCAACACAGGCCCAAGCCAATCACGGCGCAAGGTGCGGCGATAATTAAAATCTCGTTAATCATTTTATCCTTTCCTTAACTGGCTTGTCAGCCAGCAAAGCCAGAGCAGCGTCAAGCTAAATGCAAATAATGGTTCAATCATCTTTAGTCCCTGTCTTTCAGGTTGAGTGGAGCATTGAATTGGGCATCCCAACGGGCTTGCTCCTCGTCACGCTTTCTGTTGACTTCTTGCCTTGCTTTCATTGCAGCGAGCCATTCGTGTAGGTCGCTCTTGAACTCGTTTAGGTTTTCTTTGTTGTCTTTCATAATATCTACCTCTTACACAGCAGGATGCGTGCCAAGTTCGCGTTGCGTTTGTTCTAGCATTGCTTCTAGTTGGTCGAGTTGAGCGAGTGCCATCATCAAGGCTCGCTCTAGTTTGGCTTGTTCTTTGTCGTTCATTGTTGTTATAAGATAGCACAAGATTGGCCATTTGTCAAGGGGTAAAATGCATTTTTTTTCAAAAAAAGTTTGACACTTGGCACGGAGGCTGCTGCCGCCCCGCCGCACATTGTCAAGGGGAAAGGGGAGTTTTTTTCGGTATGTTTTCAACCTTCCTGTGTTCCCCACACAGCCTTTCCTTTTCCTTTCGGTTCCCCGCTTCATTGCGAGAAATTATAAAATTATCACATTAAAAAAAAGCCCGCTTTCGCGGGGTGAGGTTTACAGAAGCTCGCGCTTCTCGACCCATTTGAGGTAGGCATCGGAGTGATAACCGCACCATTCTTGGTACTGGTCATCATACTCGCGAATCTCCTCTTCCCTCACGCGGAAGGACTTGTCGCCATCGACGACCAGCCACTTGCCGTTGCGCGGCGAGGCGGCGACTACTCCGAGGTAGCCGTTGAGGTTTTCAACCTCCATACCTAATTCGATCATAATGATATTAAAAGGGCGCGATCTCCGAGGCCATCGCGCTGGCCCATATTCTAGTTTGCGTAAAATTCTTCGCTGGTCGGCATCATGTCGCGGAAGTCGTCCTCGATGTTTATAGTGCTTTCCTGCACTCTGGACGACATCGCGGCGGCGATGCGGTTGGCGTGGTCTTGGTCGGTGGCCCGCACAAATTCGCGTTGGCCGTTTACTTGAGTTTCAAAAATGTTGTCGTTCATACCTATACACAGCAAGTTGTGTGCCAATTCATTTAAAACTTTTCTACAAAAAATTCTTCGCCCCAAGCTTCCAAGTGAAATTCTTCTTTGGGCAACCATCCCATCCAGCCATCCGATGCACGGACAAGCCACATCGGGGGAAAGGCATTGTCATTGCGACGTTCCAGAATGAAACCCTTTGCGCCATGCTCACGGATGCGGTTTTTGGTGCGCGTGGTGGCTTTGCTGTTGGGGCTGATTAAGATTCTTTGTCCTTCGATGTTCATACTATTACAGAGCAGGATGCGTGCCAAGTTCGTTTTGTGTTTGCTCGACCATTGCTTCCACTTGGTCGAGTTGGGCGAGTGCCATCATAAAGGCTCGTTGCAGTTCGGCTTGTTGTTCTTCGTTCATCATCATGCATAGAGCATATCACAGAGGGTGGGACATCCGTAGTCCTACCTTTTGTTTTTCTTTTTCCACTCTTTCACGAGTTGCTTCACTGCTTCCACGGATTCCTTCCAGCGTTGCACGCGTCTTTCAACCTTGCGCTGCTGCTCTCTCTTTTGTTCTTCAGTCATCATGCGTATACTATAACACAGGGGGTGGGACATCCGCAGTCCTACCAAAAAGAAAGTTGAAAAAATTTTGCCTTGACACTTGGCACGGAGGCGGCTGCGGCCCCGCCGCACATTGTCAAGCCCCAATACCAAAAAAGCAAGACAACGTGGGCGAGGTTAGTATTTAATTATTTAATATTCATCATCTTCCCATTTATAATCTATTGGTGGAAGCAATTCGTAAAGCTCCTCGCCTCTTTGAATGCTCAAAATGTATGGTTCAATTTCTGGAAGGTAAACGCTTCCCCATTCGTCTGCAAAACCCATGACGAAACCATAAGCAATTCCTTCGCTGTCTGTTTCGCCAAGGTAATATTCCCAGCCGTGTCGAGTGATAATGTGTTGGGCGACCTCGAATGGTTCGCCGCCATTCATGTGGATGATCTTGCGAGTTTTATGTAATGTTTTCATATTAGTTTAATTCTGGTCTGGATGTAAAACCATGCGCTGCTTGCACTTGATTCGCTTGCTCGATTAGGTCTGGGCAAGCGTCCCAAGCCCATGCCGAGAACTCAAGAACGCTCTCGGTGTCTTCGAATTGCGGACTGTCTTTGACGCAATCCCACAGGTCAATGATGGCAATCCAATTGTTTTTATTCCATGTGGCCCATTCGGGCAGTTCGTTGATGGGTATGTTTTTCATTTTTTAGTTCCAGTTTTCTTGGAGGGCAACGACCTCTTTTTCTTCTTCTTCAGTAGGTTGTTTTACTCCGTCGCATACTGCGTCGAGCAGCTTGAGAGTAGGCTTGTCAAAGTTCTCCACGGTGTTTTCCTCGTGGCTCCAATCGTTGTGTTCTTCAATCATCATATCTACCTCTTACACAGCAGGATGCGTGCCAACTAGGGTTCTACTTTTCTCAAAAGGCTTTTCTGCATAACGAAATTCGCACCATGCTTTGCGTGAGGAGGAGTGTGCCATACCCACACACGGCCCGTTACGGGGCGAGTCGGGTCAAGGTCATGGGTTACAATACCACGCCAACGCGGATTGTCACGGTGCTTTACTTTGTCGTCTACTTTAATCTTCATATCTACCTCTTACACAGCAGGATGCGTGCCATCTTTAGTCTCTGTCTCTGATGTCATTACCATCGTTGTCGTTGTAATAACCCGACACGCCCCACTGCTTGTCGTAGTTGGGGAGGTTGTTCGTCACTGGTCGCACAGGGGGAAGCTCAGGCACGGGTACTTCCAATGCGGCTGCTTTTTTGGTTTCTTCTTTGTCTTTCATAATCTCTACCTATACACAGCAGGTTGTGTGCCAAGTTTTAGTCGCCGTGATAGTGGCCTTGCTTGTAATACTGAACCAATTCGTTGTTGCGGGATTCGGTCAATGCTTGATGCTCCCAGACATTGGAGTAGTGTCTATGCTTGAGGAAAAATTGCCCCTCGAAACAGGCAACCCATGTTTGGAGTTTGCTGGCCAATTCAATCGCCGCCTCAAGCCCTTCGTGAGACTTGGCGAAATAATGGCTTTCCTCGTTCTCATAATCGTACACGCAATAGTGCGGTGTGGTGTTTAATTGTTCTTCGTTCATTTTCATCATGTGATTAGTATAGCATAGGGGGTGGGACATCCGTAGTCCTAGTGACTTAATTCCCAAGCAATTTCTAGCTTGGCCCAGCTTCGATTAGTTGTGCCACGCTGGGCAGCGTGTTCAAGCTGACGGAAACGCAAATTCGCTTCATGCTTGGTTTTCTCCTTGCAAGCAAGGGCAACGTTCTCGGCGGTGGTGTTTTTCTTCGTGTTGTTTTTCATACCCTATACACAGCAGGATGCGTGCCAACCCATTGTTAAGGGGAATGGTAGGCAAGGTGGGACTCGAACCCACGACCCACGGTTTAGAAGACCGTTGCTCTATCCAACTGAGCTACTTGCCCAAATCTGTTCCTATACACAGCAGGATGCGTGCCAACCTCGACGCGAAAAAAAACTTGACACTTGGCACGGAGGCCGCTGCCGCCCCAGCGCACATTGTCAAAAAAAAAGCGCCACAAAAAAGCAAAGGCGTGGCGGCTTATTTGTTATTTGTTCCTTTCTTATTTCTTATTTAAATAGCTATCGGTTTCTTCTTCGGAAGCCATTCTCAAATTCTTTGCTTTTAATAGCTCCGGTTTGTTGTCGTGGTGAGTAACCCACACGCTAGAAGTGTTAGCCTTTGCTCTTGCTCGCCATACTTTACCGGAGGCTTCTTCCGCATAAAGGGAGCCGTTTTTAATATGATTAATATTCATCAGTTATCCTTTCATCACTTGGGAAATGTGCGTCTATCTGGTCGGGGTAGATGTACGCTTCTTCTCCATCATCATCTGCAACCCAATAGCCATCTTCACAAACCTCTTCTACTATGAATTGTTTTATTCCAATAACAATTAGGTCTTTCTCTTTTATCTTCATTGCTATAATTAGTTTATACTACGCTTTAAATTTAGTCAAGCTAAAATGTTCTATGTATCAAATCTTTTGGTGTGGTGGTTGGTGGTCGCCACCCTTGGTCGCACTTGCAATACTTCGGGCAATCATCCTCTGCGCTTCCCTCTTTTGCCACCGTTTCGTGACAGGTGGGGCAAAGGAATAGTCGGCGCATCTGTGGGTAATCTCGGCAAAACTTTTTTGTCTTTGGCCCATACTTCATTTAATCCTCCTTACAGATAATCCTTACAGATAACGCGGCGCACAGCATCATGGTCAGGTGTGTAGGAATACTCTGTGTGAACCAAGTCACCCATACCATCCAACACTTCATTTACTGCATCTTGCTTGCTAATTGCTTCGACTTCAAACGTAGCGCAGTGAATCTCGTTTAATTCTACTTTGTATAATCTTTTCATTTTAATCCTCCACTATGTCCATTCGTGCAACGGTGTTTCCGTTATGGTCTTGCGCTGTTACAAAGTCACCAGCATCAACCGCCATCATTCTTCCAGCGCGAGCCAACAACCTGTCTGTCACATTGTTCATTTCAAACAAGCGTTCCGCAGGAGTATCGCCAAACGCTTCGTTGCCTAGTTCAATTTTAATTATAGCTTTCATTTGTATGTACGCAGCATGTTCCGTGCCAAGTTTACACTTGGGCTTGTGCTTTTACAATATCATCAAATTCCATCATGTGATATTCGTTCCCGCTTGTAAGGGAGGTTATGTGGTCGTTGTAGAGTGGCACTCGGCCTTCTCGGAGAGAGGCGATGTTTTTTAAATCCACCGCATCAAGTTCGGCGGCGAGAGTGTTTCTCCGTGTCCCATCATCCCATGTGCGTTGGTCTCGCTCCGCTATGTCTGCTTGAAGGCGACGGATGTGAGCGGAGAATAGTTCGTTTACTTTTTTGTCTTGTTCCATAATCTTTATAATGTTTCTATGTCAATGCTTTTTGTTAAAGTTTTTTAATGACGTTTATCCAATCTTGTACATCACTTTCATTCTGCCAACCTTTGACGGTATCACCCCAATCAGCAGGGTCAATCATATGATTGTTAAAGAATACGCCAATTTCATACAAACCTTTTTCGCTACCGTGAGAAAACTTATGCTTCACCACGGAAACATCGTAGCCATTAGGTAATTCCACATACGCCTGAATCGCACCTTCTCCATGCGTTTCAGAGATGTCATCAAATTTTAAATCTTCAAACTTCATAGTGTTTCAATATAAATGCCTGTTAATATAATAACAATAAAAGACGCGATACCCACGCTAATTACAAAACATAAATCTCTATCGTCTTTCATAAAATTCTGAACCCTCGTTTTTTAGATGCTCTCCTGCATCACGGGTTCTCTCAAACAACTGACATAATATAGCACACAAAGGTCAGCTTGTCAAGGGGTGTAATGCATTTTTTTCATTTTCTGTACTTGTCTTCCCACCACCAAATACTGCTAGGCTCGGTGAGGTAGGCCCACACGCCATCTGTACGAATCTCAACGAACCACGCTTCTCTTACTGGAACGGACTCGTCCTCTACCAAAACAAAACTCTTATGTTTATAAGGGTTGTAAGTAATCTTCTGCCACGCGCAAAGCTCAATGCCGGTGCTGTAGTCATCAATCAGCGATTCCCGCATTCTCATGCCTTGAATGTAAGCGTGAACGTTTTTGCGCTTCTCGTCACGCACTCGCTGGTTGCCTTTCGGGCCTACCCTCAAGACGGGGCGACTTAACGCAATTTCTGTAACGTGGTCTACAACAATACCTTTGTCATTGCGAACACTATAAACCGATGTGCCTTCTTTGGTAGTTTTGTGTAGGTTGCGGTATACTTGTACTTTTTCCATGTTTAGTCCTCCTGCCCGCCAAAGATTCCGTCTTGGCAAGTCTGACAATAAGCCGAAATGCCGTACTCTTTGCGGCTGAGTTCGTCGCGGAACTCAAGGTTGTACTGGCCGCACTTGACGCACTGGCCCGCAGCCAGCGCGATATTGCGGCTACGGCCAAATAGGTTTAGGCACATCGCCTCTTTCATGTCTTCTATCTCGTTTAACATAATAAAATATAGCACAGGTTGGTTGGTTTGTCAAGGGCTCAACCCCAATTTTTCTGATGTTTTTTCCGACGACGGAAAGAGCCTTTACCCTTCTTGACTTTATGCTCACGGGACGCGCTTCCCATGAACCCTTGTTTGTTTACTCTTGCTTTCATACCCTATACACAGCAGGTTGCGTGCCAACCTCGATGCGAAAAAAAAACTTGACACTTGGCACGGCGGCGGCTGCCGCCCCAGCGCACATTGTCAAGAGGAATCGCCGCACCAGCGAAAAACAAAAAAACTGATGCGGCGATTATTTGTTGGATATTTATTTCTTATTTATTTATATTTGTTCTGCCCCTTCTATTTAATTATTCTATTGGCGAACTTGCGGCACAGGCGGCAGGGCCACGCTAACAAAGCCCTTCAGCTTTGCCGACAGCATATGTTCCAACAGAGGCTCGGCGGCCTTAATGTTGTAGATACGGTAGGCTTCGGCTTTCGCCTTGGCGTGAGACACACCCCGCTTCTTTTGAGCGATGATGTGATTTGTAACCTGCGCGGCCTTGACCGCGTTTTGGGCTTGGTAGGTTTTATATGTTTTCATTGTCTTATCTTATCCTTTCTTTGTTGGCGATGTTAAAAATATAATTACTGTAAATACTACTAATAGAGCAAAGAGCATATCCATTAAACCGCCTCCTTTGCTTTTCGTTTGAGTGCTTGCAAGGCTTGGCTTGCTATGCTGCCCTTGGGTTGTGTGCCGTGAATCAGCAGAGCAAAACTCTCTTTGCCAAATGCTGCATGAGAATCGTTATGGTCAATTTCCAAACCAAGCTCATCAGCTTCTTTTTCACTGTAAACGACAACGGCTTCTTTCCAGCCGTGTAAGTCAATCAAATCATCATACTTGCCACCACGGGAGGCGGTCAACACAAGGTTTTCAGGCAAGGCAAATTGCTTGAACAAATGCAAGCTCTTGCTGTAAGAGTAAAACACCTTGTCAGGGTTGCGCTTGGCTACTTCAATCCACGCTTGCAAATACTTGGCGTTGAAATAATCGCCGCCAACGTGGACGCGCATAATGTCGAATTTTTTGGGCAAACTTTTTTCAATGAGGTCGGCGCAGGAGTCCGCGCCGTTTTTTAATGCTGCACGAACTAATTCAAAATTGCTCCAAACCATTTGGCGTAACGAGGGATAGGTTGCTTCCGCACTAGCGGCGAAACATCTAAATTGCGTGTCAGGCCCATCTTGAATTTTACCCGTTTCTCTGTCTGCGCGGGATAAACAATCCTTTGCTGCGGGGCAAGTATGTCCTGCGGGGAGCGTAAATGTTTTGAGTTTTAAGCCTAGCTTTTTAACGAGCTTTTTGAGCTTGGAGTTCGGTTCTCCGAATTTTAACAGTTTGTCTTTCATGTCTTTCATTCCTACAATATAGCATACTTTTCCCATTTGTCAAGGGCTGGAGGTCATTTTTCTAAAGAACTTTTTGCTTGGCCCCAACGCCCACCACCATCACCATCGACGCAACCATGCTCTTGCTTTTGCAAGAACGCAAAACCAGCAGTTTCTTGCGCGTCGAATGGTTCTTGGTAAGGCTCATATAAAGAGTTGATTTTGATGCAGCGACCCTCACCCACTAGCGGTTCAAAACTATCATATAATTCCTTGGCGATTACTTTCGCGGTGGGCATGGCCCCGCCTTTTACTTTTTTCCATGCTACGCTTCCAGCGTCATTTAATAGCTTAAACAATGTTGCGTTTTCAATAGCTTTTAAAATTTTGTCGCGCCCTAAAACTTCTCCATCCCCACGCGCCCAAAAGGTTGCGCGAGTTGCGTTTTGCCATTCTAATTCGCCGCTTGTTGCGCCATGATTCCAAAACGAATAAAACCGTTCTGTGATTTCTTGTTGATCGTCGCCTTCTAAAACTACTGCGGTGTCTTTGCCGTGATGCTGTAACTTGGTTGTAATCATATAACAATATAGCACAAAATAGCTACTTGTCAAGGGGCCGAGGGTTTTTTTTGAAAAAAGTTTTTTTGACACTTGGCACGGAGGCTGCTGCCGCCTCGCCGCACATTGTCAAGCCTTTTTTACGAACAAGGCATAAAAAAAACCCCACCTTATTTGGCGGGGGTGATATTATTATTTATTTATTCAGTAACAACCACGGCCTCGTTTTTCTCTGGAGTCCAGAGTTTATCAAGGGCAGTCGAGTCTGTCGCCGCCTTGGTGAACAGCTTGGTGATGTTGCTGTTCAGACGCTCACTCAGAACGAAATTGTTTTCTGCAACTTCATGCGTTGTGAATTGCGTTACCGCGTTTAGCAAGTTATACAGGTTGCGGTCTTCATCTTCACCGTGAGTCGGATTGTTCCAAATCCGCGCCACACCTTCGCGGCGTGTTTCGGAAATGGTTCCTCTGTTGGTGAGGGACTGCAAAATGTTGATACCTTGCTCCTGCGATACCTCGCGGGATGCCATCAGCGTAAATGGGTTATCGGGTTGGCCCAGATTCTCAAAGGCTTGCATGGCGTCTTTAATCGCCTTGACAATGGTTTTGACGCTGAACTTGTTGGAGTGCTTGCAGGAAATGCCATGCTCTCTGTCTAGAGTGGTCATGCCATTGGTGCAAACCAAGCGCAAGGCTCCACCAATAGTGCGAATGCGATGCGACAAGTCAAAAGAGTTGTCAACATCCATACGGAAGCCCAGAGTGTCGCCTACCTTGGGAATTTTCACCACAGTGTCCTTGAACTCGTAACGAGTTTTAAAACGCGCTCCGCCTCCCATGACGTAATGCGTTTCGTTGGTTGGTTCAATGCCAAGGTCGGCAAAGACATTACGCACTGGTTCCATTACCTCGCGGTTCTGAACCACGTTGTAATCCTTGGACACTCCTACTTTGAGGATAGTCCCGTTGTCCACACGGCGCGTCATAAACGAGCCTGTATCTTTGCCCTCTGGAGTGAAGACGGGAACCTTTTCCACATCATAGTCCCAGTTGGAGTTAATTGCATGAGTTGCTGTACGAGCCATTTTTTTATCTTTCTTTTTAGGTTTCTTCTTATCGTTTAATTATAGTACAATATAGCACACATTCGGGATTTGTCAAGGGGCCGAGGTCATTTTTTTTATTTTTTTTTCTTCTGATAATTAAAGTTTTTGTTTGACAAAATTGGCGAGGCGGGAGCGGCCCCGGCGCACATTGTCAAGCACTTTTTTTAGATTTTTTTAATTATAATAGTACTTATTTGTTTAATATTTATTTACCATTTATTTGTTCATTATTTAGTCCTTATTTGTTTGTTATTTATTTGTCATTTATTTATAAGTAATTCACTTGCAAGTTAATATAAAAATACCCCCGGCAGGAACGTTACAAAACCGCCGAGGGTACTTTGTTATGGTTGGCTCCCACTCAGGAGCGCTTCTTTTTTGGACGGCCTCGTGGTCTGGCAGAGACGACAGTTACCGGATTTCCGAGTTCATCCAAAGCTTGATATCCATTCCATTCGAATTGATCGCCTACCGGAGATAGAGCACGGGTCCGCGAGGTCTCTGGCCCCAACCACGTCACTGTACCTGCTGTGCCCTCTAAGGTATCAAAGTCCTTTACGGCGACGGTGGCATTCTGGTTGCTCGGGGTATCGATCCGTGCATGCGTAGCGCCCTTCGGTGGGCGGGGAATGACTAGTTCTTTTGACATTATTTTGGTAATTTAATTTTAGTTGGCGCGGGCTTGTCAACTTGCTTGAGGTACTTTTGCCCCTTGGCGGTTAGTGCGCGTCCCGCAGTTGTAATCTCCATGAGACTCTGCTTCTGAAGATACATCTCGAAATCACGCTGCAAGCAGGACTTGGTTAATCCTGTTTTAGCGGCGAGGTAAGTCAAAGAGCAATCTTTCTTCTCGGAAAGAATCTGCAAGACTTGATGCTCGATAGGAGACAAACCCAGAGGCATAATAGCCAGAGAATGTTTCATGTTGTCCCAATCTTGTCTGGAGAAATGAGTCTTATCTTTACCAGCGAGATAGGTACGAATGTTGTTCGCCATCTTCTGAGCAGCGCGAGCATTGCCGCGCAGCACGGTGGCAATATCAGCAGTTAGACCATCATCAAAGGTGAAGTCAGCGCAGACACGGTTAACAATCTCTCCGAGTTGGTCGTAAGTATATTCCTCAAGGTCAACACGCTCACACCTGTCCATCAAGGCGTGGAAGATGTGTTGAGCTTCGGTGGTGGCGAACATGAATGTCTGCCGAGAGAAGTCAAAATCGACAGTGTAATCCTCGCAAGAGAAGGTGGTGCGATTCTCCGAATTAGGATTCAAGATAGTCAGCAACGCCATCGTCAGGTCTTTGGGCAGTTCGGATGCCTCATCAAACAAGACGGTAACTTCCTTGTGATTAATGTGAGGAATAACCACTTGGTTGAAGAACTGCTTTACGCTCTTGAGAGTCGAGCAGTTTAGCTCGATAAAAGTCTTTGTTTTTTCGCTACCACGGCGATTCAAGTGCTTGCCTGTTGCTTTGGCGAGCATGGTTTTGCCGCACCCTTTGGGGGCCACGAACATGATGTGCGGGCAGATGTTGTTGCCTTTGTAACCGTCAAGATAAAAGTCGAGTCGGCGTTTTGCCTTGTCTTGGCCCACGATGTTAGACCAGCGTTCAGTAGGATTTGTCGTCATAATTCTAATATAGCACACGCTTTAGGTTTTGTCAACCCCTTAATTTACCATTCGTCACCCAAGTCAGACACCACCAACTTCACCTCTGTCTCTGGTTCTTCAACGAGGTTTTCGATCTTGAGATCGACTTGATTAGCTAACGACTCAATATTCTTGGTCGTGGCAGCGACAGGCTCGCCAGCAAGCTGAAGTTGCTCCGCATAGCGGCGCGAAACCATTACGGTTGCGTTGGGTTTTAGAACACCATTGAGTGCGCCTAACGATACGGCGACGAAACTGACTGCTCCCTTTGTTCTTCCAGATTTTCCTTTTCTCGGCATAAGAACAATATAGCACACGCTTTACGGGTTGTCAATAGATATTTTAATTTATTTTTAAATACAATCAAATAAAATCTTTATCTGGTTTTAAGTCATTGTATATATGAATTTTTAAATAATAAGATTTAATGTCAGCAAAGGAAGGAAATTGTCCTGCACAATCTGTATCTTCTAGGAAGTCTGTTACGTGCATATCGTCTATGTGCGACTCTGCGACAATATAATAAATATCATTTTTATTGATTGCAAATATACCGCGCCCAATATATCTAATATTATTTTTATATTTTGGATAATATTGTTTTAAATGATCTATGAAGATATTCGGGTCGGGCTGACCATCTTCAAATAGTTGGCACTGATCACTGTTCCAAGTTGCCTTGGCATCAGTTAAGGTTTTGTCAGGAACCTTGTCAGTGAACACGGCGTCAACCTTATGCGTCATCGCGAGGGGGCGTCCATCCTTCGCACTGTCCAAGCTCGATGATCTCTTTCGTGACCTCGTTAGATACGCGCTCCCACGCAGCGTGGTCATCTAGGTAGCCTGTGATAATCTCTCGTTTCCACGGCGCGAGCTTATTCACTACATAATTGAACGCCTGTTCGTAGCGGGCCGCTTGGCCGGTTGGTTCAGGTAAGGTTTTTTTATTCATAACAACTCCATACTATCACACGCTTTAAAAGGCGTCAAGCCTCAAGTTTCTATTATAATATTACATTAAAATACCATAACAGAATATAAAAAACATTCTTTATTTACATTATAAGATTAAACAACAATAAAATTGATAAAAAGTCATAAAAAAACACAAAAAGGGCCGAAAATATTAATTAATTTTTATTCTTTTAATATCAGATTATTGGTGACAATGTGCAGCGGGTACAAGTTTACTCGGCGCACATTGTCGAGGGGCTTCAAAGAGGCGGTTCCGCGCAATATTTGACATTATTTTATTAGTAATTATTAATAAATATTTCGGCCAGAATCATTCACAATTAAAGCCATATTATTAGATATAAAAAAATTATTTTATTCGGCGGGTAGGCGGGATATTTTATTGAATTAATATATTTCGAGCAAATTCATTCACAATTATTTCACATTATTTCATTCACAATTATTAATAATATTTGATTCAATATCATTCACAATTATATTAATCTAATTTATCTTTGTCTTTGTATGCAAGCCAAAGGGTCGCGCCTAACATCAATGCCATCGGCGTCCCAATGAATATTAATAAAATCAATATTTCATCTTTCATTATTCATAATTACACTATCATACAATATAATATAATTACTATAAATGGCACATAAAGGTATATAATAAATTAATTAATAAAGTATTTGACAAAAATATATAAAAGTGCCACACCCATCCCACACAACGCCCCACACTCCCCCACACCACGCGCCGTATTATATATATTTAAATTTAATTATATTCCTAATCATTATTCTTTATATTCCCTATACTGAATTGATTAATAATACAAAAAAATTCCCCAAAAAATGAGGAATTTAGTCTCTATCTCTGCCTACGTTACCTAGCTCACAGGTGATCCGGTACACCAGCCAGAGTGAGAACACCCCGAACACAATGTCCATAATGTTCCTTTTCTGTCGTCATGTTGGGTTGTTTTGTTGATAAATTTCATTATATGTAAAAAGGTTTAATAATATATGTAAATAAGGTACGGCGCGATATATAAAAAAGATTTAAAAAATGACGAGGGAAAGGAGAGTAAGACAAAAAGAACCTCTCCGATCCCCCGTCTGAGCGCATCCCTACGCTTTAAAGGTAATCGCCTTCTTCTTCGTATTCGTACTCATCGTCCCACTCACCGTAGATTCCTTCTTCCAGTGGCGGGGCTTCGATGTTCTCGACATGAGCCACGACCTTGTATTTTGCTGTACGCAGCTTTTGGCATTCGCAATCCAGAGGAACGCTTACAACGTCAGCAGGGTTGATTTCCACCAGCATGAGGTTGCCGCCGCCACTAGCATAGCTCTTGGCATAATCGTAACTGCCAGCGTGGAACCCGTCAGAGCAACCAATATTGGCATCGTCACACACACTGTTTCGGCGCATCTCAAGGGTTTGACCAACAGAGTTGTCAAACTTGCGGGTGTATAAATCCTTGAAATCTTCCGAGACTCCCTTGTAAGCCACGAAATTACCAGAGGGGGTCAGAGGCATATTCTTATGCTCCAAGAACCTGTAAAGCTCATTTACGGCTCTACGAGAGGGGTTGTCGAGCAACTTGTCAAGAAACCTGACAAGAGGTTGGAACGGCAAATCTTTCCGCATAAAATCCAAGATTTTATCCACCACAACATTGTCGGTAATCTCGCCGCGATGATATATCGCGCCATCTTTGACCTCTACGTTGCCATCGGCGTAATCTTGCACGGCTTTAGCCAAGTCCAATGCGTCCATGAGCTTTTCAGTATCGCCTTGTTTCAGCGCGGCCAAAGCATTATTCCAACTTGGATGGTCTTTTTGAATTGTGTGGGCTTGCCCGTCGAGGATTACGGTCAGGGAGTGGTCGGTTAGGATATGTGGTGGTATGTTCATCTTCTTTAGTCTTTCGGTTTAGTGTTTCTCAATCGCTATATATAATATAGCATACACTTTAGAGGTTGTCAAGAGACTTTTTTAAGTTTTTTCATCGTCAGGAAGAACCAACGCGCCGTGTTCATCTCGCTCTATTGGATTTTCTTTCACTCTTTTCTGTTCTGTTTTGACAGTTTTCTTGAAATTATCCATAAAATGCTCTTTTGTTTCGGCTTTAATGAACTTTTGAATTTCTTCGCGGGAATCTTTTGAATTAAACTGACTTAAATTACTAATTGGGGTTTCTGAATCTTCTGTAATAAATACTTTGATTGATTCATCTTGTTTTAAATTCTCTTGTTCGTCACTGGCTTCTTTAACTAATTCTTTTAAATGAGATTTTACATTGATTTGATTAATTTCGGAATCAATTTCTTTAATAAAATAGTCTTTAAATGAGTCATCCCATTCCCATTCCACTAAATCCACAACCTCTGGATGCGCGGAACCAGAATAGCAAAGCCAAAAGGCTTCGCGATTCAAAAATACAGGCTTGCCAATGCCGTTGTGATAGCCCATTTTGGGCTTTTGGTCGATCCAACTTAAATCATATTCATTCATAACTTAAAAAACTTTTTCTCGCAGAGAAAAATAAATAGGTTATATTCTTTTTATTCTAATCTCTACGGAGCAGGAGTTCAATTTTTTTATCAATTAAAATATAAAGCAAAGTAAAGGGCGGCTCCAAGAAATCCTACAAACTTGGAACCGCCCCGCAGCACTAGGGTAAGCAATCCAAAAACCCAGTGCTTAATCACCCTTTAATACGCTCTTGGTCGAGGAAACGTCGATCAAGTTAATGTAATCTATGCAGGGTTGCCATGCTGGCCCGCTCTCATCACGCAGATCGCGCCGAAAGTCCCAAGCGTCAATGAGCATGAGCATCGGGTACTTTGCGTTGAGTGCGGAGGCGTAACTAGCCAAATCCCATTGAGGAGAACATTCAGTTAACATCGTGGACTTGCCTTGATAACTGCTCAAGATGTTTTGAAGCTCATCAAAGCTTTCAGACTTCTTGGCAGACTTTTGCATCTCGCGGATATGCTGATGAATAGTCGCGAAATCACCATCTTGAATTTCTACATGATCTGCGAGCTTGAACAGATTATCACGGTAAAATTCTCCTTTTCTCCAAAGCGCAAGTGCATTTTTATCTGCCAAGGACTGCTCCAGACCTTGCTCCTCACCCGCTTTCACGATAACGTCTGCAAGATAATCAAACCAATTTACCCAATTAGGATTGTTTTCTACTTTAGAGGCTTGAGCTTTTTTAATGCCGTAGATAAGCGGCTTGTCTATGTCGAGAATTTTAACTAAATCTCTGACATTCGTAATAACTTTGCGCGGTTCAATAATCGAGGGGTTTCCATTCCAATCCTTTGCTGCGGCAATGTCACGATTGTCAACGATCTTGTATCTGTCCAAGATTACATACACTCCACTATCGTTTTCAAAATCAACATCTGTTGGTTTCCAGCGATCCGACTCCTTATCCTGCCAACCTGTTTTATCGTAATCTAAAACAAAGGTTTTTGCTGTAATCGTCTTGCCAGTTCTTTGATTAGTAGTCGAACCACCGTAGTAATGACTGATTGCCTTTTTAGGCAAATCGGTAAGTAAAGGCATTGCGCCATCAAAACCCGTTTGCTTCATCCACGCCTTGCGTTTTTTCGCGTTAGAAAATTCGATGAGGTACACGGTTTTGTTTTGGTCAATAGCCAGCGGCAGTAGCTTACCCAGCACTCCACGATTTCCGTTGCCGCCATCGTTTTCAACTACAACAACATTCTTACGGCAATCAATTCTATACTGCTGTTCCAAGCGCAACCGATGACCGCGATTTGGTTTAACCAATTTAAAAAGGCGCACCCCACTGTCATCGTCAACGCAACTAAAAGAGTCGCCATCTAATGCCTTTCCTTTCCAGAGCATCATCGGTGCTAACACCTGACGCAAACCATAAAGACCAGTGCTGTAATCAAACACCTGACCGTGCAAGCACTTTGCGTCGAAAAGTGTTTTGCAGCTTTTAAAATCTTTAGCAACGACTTCGCCAAGTTCTTTGGAGACTAAACGTAGCTTATCCTTGAGGTTCTTACGAGTGAAGTCAGTCATCTGCAACTTTTCGCGAGAAGCAGAGATTTCCAAATCACCGATATTAAATCGCATCACAAGACTACCAGTTAACAGGTCGGAAAGTCCAGCGTCAGCATCTTCAGTGGTCAACTGAAGGTCAGAGTACGTTACCGGATACGCGATGTTACCCATGACAGCCATTGTTTCTCTTTGGCTATACCCATACCGTCTATCACTCGGATCATCAACCCAATCCCAGCTTTCTCCAGAGAACAAGGGAGTGTTTTTATCATACTCAAATTCCATCACGCCTTTGATTACAGGCTTGATTTTGAACCATTGAAATAAATCCTTGCCTGTTTCTGCAAACTCGCTAACATCCTCAAGGTTAACAGGAATAACGATTTCGATCCCGTCTGGTTCTTCAGTATCTTCAGCGTGAAGTTTGCTGATTTGCCCAACTTGAGAAGGGTCGATGAATGCGTTGTAAACGTGCTTCTTACCTTTAACATAAGAATTGATAACAAAATTGTCACCATAGGCGAATGCAGATTTCGAGCCGATGCCAAGCATACCCGTTTGCTCATTGGTGTTCCGCTTGGTGGATTCACCATAAAAAGCATAAATATCCGCAATGTCATCGTCAGTAAGTGCTAATCCAAAATCACGCACCTTAAAAAAGGGAGAAAGAGTATTAGGGAAAGTGACTTCGATTGGCTCATCGGGCTTGCCAGCCTCGATATGAGCGTCCATTGCGTTGGTGCTATACTCACGAATCACAGCGCGAACTTTATCAGAATAAAGCTGATTACGCAGTACGTTAAAGATGTGGGCGATTCCAGTGGATTTGATGCCAAAGGAAACAGAGTTTGTGACGCCGCTAGTTTTTAATTTGTTAGGATTCGCTTGTGTAGGTTTCATAGTAGGATTTCTTTTTTATGTCGTATGTCTGAAAACAATATAGCACGGGCTTTAGAGTTTGTCAAATACTTTTTTCATTTTTTTCTCAAAGGGTTATCATCATATCCATAACACTGATTAGAAAGACCCTTTAGTTTAGCCAGTGCGATAAATTGTATCTGTCTGATTCTCTCCCTAGTGAGGCCATGTCTCTCGCCAATTTTTTCAAGCGTTTCACTCTCTTTGTTATCCAAGCCAAAGCGATAAATGAGAATTTGTTTTTCACGGCGCGTTAATTGGCTTAAAAACTTTTCAAGCACTTCAATATCTTCAGAAAATTCATACTGGTCAGAAGGTGACTCGCTATCGTCTGGGATCATAGCCTCAAGATCGGGTGGGCTGTCGGAAACGGTGGAGTGGTTGCGTGAGGCGGGTTCTTGCAAAGAGCAAATATTCATCACCCCGCTCTCAAAAACATTTTCAACCATATTAACCGAGCATTTGGCTCCTTTAGCAATTTGCTCTCTAGTAGGTTCGTGACCATGTTCATCTTTAAATTCATTTTTAAAAGTTAGAATACGATAATAAGCGTCCCGCGCATTTTCGGGCAATGCAATCACACGGGCATCACGGGCCAGCAAACGGAGAATAGATTGGCGAATCCAAAAAGCTGCATAAGTAGAGAGTTTAGTCCCTTTTCCTAGCTGGAATTTATCAACTGCTCGCATCAATCCAATGTTTCCTTCGCTAATCAAATCATCCAAAGGAACACCGCATTTACTATAATCCCCTGCTATTTTAACAACGAGTAAAAGATTAGATGTTATTAGCTTTTCTCTTGCTTCTCGACCAATTCTACGAACTCGGCCATTGCAACCGTTTTTTAAAGCGCGAGTGTCTCTCCATTTAATAAAATCAGTAAATAGCTTTTGTTCTTCGGCGCGTTTTAATCTAGGGAATTTGCCTATTTCTTCTAGGTACATTCCTAAAGCAGTTTCGTTATCGTTATCCCAAATTTGAACGCCGTCTTTGTTCTCTTTTTCCCATTGACGTTTTTTCAGCCTTGCCGCATTAAGCTTCCTAAACCTAGAATTGGTGCTATTGCGTTTGCTTGCTGCTTCTGATTTGGTCATTTTCTTTTTCGATTGTTTTTTCATTTTAATTAATTTTTATTTAACAGCGAGAGAAGATGCCAGCAGCCTTCTCAAATTTTCCCAGCGCGGTAAAAAATAAATTAGATAATTTTTGATCGTATTTATATGTCTCGTTGACAACATACATCAAGTTCATTCTAATTTGTTTTATTTCATTTTTATTTTCACAATTCAATACGGCGCGTTCAAATTGATTTTTGCCTTTACTATCTTCGTGATAAGATTCATTACTGCCCAAGAGCATTTGCGTAAAGGCGTCTGCCGCAGCTTCGCGACCAAAGGCTTCGATCTCCAACCCGTTTGGCCCGATAACTTGGTATTTCCTGCCAAGAGATGTTTTTCCAAGGCAGCGCAGTACGGTGCGAGGATTTTCAACGAATCTCATTCATCGCCTTTCCTTCAATTTCTGCGAGGGACTCGGTAACATAGATCAGTCTTTTAGAAGTGAGGGTTAATTCAGTATATATTTCTCCTGTTTCTTTGGAGCTATCAAAGACCGAGCCGCCGTCACCTCCTTGTAAAGTTTTAGCCATTACGACATTATCCCAATTAACTAATACTTTATCTTTGCTACCGTCACGCAATGTTAATTTTATATTCATAATTTGTTAATCCTTCTCCCACCATTTTTGGTATCGGTCAACGTCTCGTAAAATTGAATCTGGAAGTTTTAACAAAACTTCGTCGGCAAAACCGCATACATGGTAAATCATATACCAATATTCTTCTTTATTATACATTCTAGGATTATCAATAAAATCATATAACGGGCCATAATAGGCTTGATCTTCTAAATCGTCCCAACCGTTTCCTTCTCGCCACTCATTTTTATTTCTTAAATCATTCAAAATCTCAAAACCACTTTTTTGTCGCAACTCTTGCTCTGAAAGTTTGGCATACTCACTTTCTAAATTAGAAAAAGGAACCATTTTTTTAAATTGTTTATGCGCGTCATTTCTTGCGTCTGCGCCATTGTCTGAACTGCTACTCCACTTTAGATTAAACTTGGCCCAAAGAACTTTGCATGGGCAACAATAACCAAACATTCTATGTAAAAGCGATGCGTAATGTACGGTAGCTTTATCATTAACATCATTTATATGATCCACTTCGGTTAATTCATCGGGACTCGGATTAAAAATGCTTACTAATGCTGTAAGTTTATGCGCCCCTATTCCAAAAGTATTAGGATATTGTTGGCGACTCGTTTTCAACTCTCCATCGTCGCCGTTTCCCATGTCTATACTATATTTGTGTCCATCTTCTCTTATGACACAGGGCAACGGGTTAGATGTTTGCCCAAACCCATCCCATCCTCCCATTTGAAGATATGCTTGATGTTGGCTTTTCTTTCTTGTTTTATGGATTTTTTCTATTACAGCTTTGGGCCACAGCCCACAATCTAATGGGTTTACGCTATTTAAAAGAGGTATTGTTTCGTAACCTTTCCACTCCGCGCCATAATAATTTTTCTTCCAAATCATTTCTATTCCTCTTTACCTAATTCTTTAGGAATTGCGGGTCGCTCTTTTTCAATTAAGTCTATAATACCTTGACAACGATCAACGTATTGATCCGTGGTTAAATGATTACCGTCTCGCGTATCGGGGCATCTATCGTAGATCGCTTTTATAATTTCATAATTTCTCATTTTAAATAATATCAAATAGTTTAAGTATAATTACAATTTGTAGAACCAACGTGCAGAGAGCTAATGTAGTCCTCATTAATTCCATCAGATGATTGCATCTGTCTAGTTTTCTTTCTATTGCTTGTAACCACTTCATAATTTTTTAATCAAATAATGCCGTTTTAATCCTTCGCCAAAACCCGATGGGTTGTCGGGTGTTGGCCCGAATGTCAGGCGTTTCCTCAATAACCTCATCGTTTTTATTCAGCCCCAATCTTTCGTAATTATCAACCACTTGGGAATCCGTTAAATCTCTATTTGCTCCCGCGCCGTACATTAAAATGCACCACAGGTCGAGTCGCTGACGCAAGGTATTGATTTGGCCTTTTGTGTATTTCATAATTATTTATGCTCGCTAAAAGGACGGTTGCGGTTGTATTCGTTGCGCTGCTCCTCCTCGTCATTTTTTTGCCATTCAGTTTCAACAAAGTCCAATGTCGCTTTAATCTTATCTTTAAGCCGCTCTTGGCCTTCGACTGTATTGATGTGCGCTTGGTTCATGTCGCGTAGATTATAGTAAACCTCATCAAGTATTTGTTTATCGGTCATAAAAATATCCTATCATAGACTTTAATTTATGTCAATGCTTTTTTCGTGCTTGAGAGCGTTTACTATCTTTCATTTTTAAATTTTTTTATATTTAATCTTCTTCAATAGTGATGCAATCCCATTCTTCGTCAAACGGAAATATGAAAGCGGGAGTAAATTCTCCAACGTATGCTCCTGTTACGTTAAATTGAAAGTATTCGATAGCTTCCCCGCAATCCATCTTATCTCTTTCCATAAGTATGTCAATACATTTTGAACTATCGTAGCAAGCCACTGGCTTTTTACCAAAAACCTCGCTAACCCCCATAAACGCCTCCTCGAAACCATCAGCTAAAAGAATGTCATCAACAAAATCTGGATAATTATCTTCTAGGTAATTGTCTATTCCTTCTTTAATACTTACTTTCATTTTTTTTTCTCCTTTTTTCAATATCCCTTTGATTGCGTTGAGTCTGCTTTTCTGATAACATACTCAAACGTAAAGCTCTTATAGCCTCCTCGCCCTCTTTGTCTGTCGGGTATCCATCTTGCGGCGGCTGGTAATCAGCGGGTAAAGGCCAACGGGAGGCCCAAGTATAATGCAGCTTTTTTTTCTTAACGCCCATTAATCTTTTATTTTTTGTGGCGGGGTGTACACAGTTGCAAAATGCCAGACCCTTCATTCATGTAGTCTTGTATTTGATATATGGCCTCAAGGTGTTTTTTATCTTCAGCGGAAAAGGCTCGTTTCTTTCTCGAAACGGTTTTCTCATACGCTCCGCTTTCCGCGAGCCTCAACACTATCTCCATTGCTTCTCTGTTAGTCATTTAATTCCAATCCCATTTCAGACAATGCTTCTGTCCAAATTTCCCTCTGCGCTTTCATAATATCATCTGCAATTTCTTCTCTTGCAAAGTCAGAGGTTAGGTTTGCTTGCTTCAACCCATAGGATTGTAACACTTTCATTATGGCTTCTTTTTCTTTAGTCATTTATGCCTCCCATTCTTCAATTTCAAGGATTTCAAAGTTAAGACTCTTTGCTCTCGCTTTATAGGCTTGATAAACCGCCGCCTCGCTTCGGTATCTCCCCGCCGTCATCTCCCAAAGCGGGTTAGCGCATCGAGGCCGCGCATTTCCTTCGCCTTTATATTCAACGAGCATTCTGTATTTTTTTAATGGTTTCATCGTTCTATCTTTTCAAAGTGTTTGTCTACAATGTCGAGTATGTCCTCTTGAACTTTCTGCGCTTCTTCTCCGTGCCAAATCCAGCCAGAGGGTTTACTCAAGAGATATTCTTCAACATCTTCGTGAATGTCTGCTTTAACGTCTAGTATCTTGTATCCCATAATTTAATCTCCTAATTTCCGCTGCTCCATTTACCGTACAAATCCCATGCTTCGTCAGCCCATTTTTCACCATAGACCTTTTGCTTCTCTGCAAGGTAGACTTCCACCTCATCGTAGGGAGTATTTTCGTAAACTTTAATAAGGTCTGTTTTAAGTATCTTGTATTTCATTATGCGTCCTCCCTCATTAAGTCGTTCATGTAGTCTTGCATCTGATAGATAGCCTCATAATTATTCATGCCATCCACATCACTTTGAACACCTTCATCTTCTGCTACTTGCGCTCCCAAGTCTGCGAGCTTCAGCACTCGCTCCATTGCTTTTCTGTTAGTCATAATTTAATCCTTCGTCTTTTTCTTTATTCTTGCTTCTTGTCTTGCTCGTACTCGTCTCATCATACGGTCATCACCGTGTATATGGTAAATGCCCTGCAAGGCTGGAGTTGCGCCAAATTTTCCATATTCTTTTAATTTAAGTTTTGCATTTTTACGTTTTCCCATAATTTAATCCTTCATTTGTTCGTCATTGTGATCGAGCAACCATGCTACCGCAATCATTGACGAAAATATAGCCCCAGCGTAAATTAGTATTTCCACTAGCTGTCCATGTGTTGTTGTAGTTGGTCACGCAAACGGACAAGCTCATCGTCAGACATATCCATTTCTTCGACTATTGTATCTGGAACAGTAGCCATCGCTATCCGCGCCATTTCTAAATAAGTAATATTATCTTCTTTCATTTAATTCTTCGTCTTTCTCTTTATTCTTGCTTCTTCTCTTGCTCGTAGCCGTCTCGTCCTACGGTCATCAACGTGTGTCTGCCTCGCATAATTATTGGCAACGGCCACACCAAATTTTTCATAATCTTTTCCTCTCTTGCCGCCGATTTTCCTCGCCATAATTTAATCCTTTCTAATGTTTTCGTTAATCCTTTCGGAAACCCACAAACCAGCAAACCCAAAGTAACGTAAGGCTAAATGCAAATAATGCTTCAATCATTTTACCTCCTAATTAAATCGTTGCAATAATCTTGCGCTATCGCCAACGCCTCTTGTTCCCTATTGTATTGTTCTCCCTGTTCAGCGTACATGATGTCGTGTTCAGCAAGGGTATTGGCTTTTGCCAATTTTAATACAATTTCAAATGCTTCTTTAGTTGTCATAATTTATAGCAGCCCTTCTTGTTCTTCCCATTTTAGAGCGTGTGCTTCAAATTGTTTTAGCTTCTGCAAAACTTCTTCGTCGCTTATCTCTCTTTCCCATGCGTCAGCACCGTAGGCTAGTTCCCATACTTCTTCCACGAAATCTCTGTCGAGAACTACTTCGTGTTTGCTTAATGTAATTACTTTATCTTCCATTTTATATTCCTTTCCCGTAGGGGATTGCTTCTAGTCTTTCGATTTCTTTTTGTAGATTATCAATGTGGTATTCTTTTACCGCTTCATTCTTCTGCTCTACGGAATCAAACTCTTTGTAGAGATGGATTGTCTCCAGATGCAAGTCATCTTTATCAAGTCCTTGAGCTTCGATAATCTCTAGTGGGGTTGTACGTCCACTCCACTTACTAGCTAAATTGTTGTATGGATTTGTGAGTTGCTTCCACACTCTTTCCTCCATGATTGCTTTGGCACTCCACCAGTTGTCAGGATTACGATGTTTCCAAGCGTGAGCTTCCCAAAGCATATACTTGTCAGCGCGTTGCCAGTAGCTTTTAGAGTTGGGGTGAAAAGGATAGTCGCCGTAGCTGTCATCAAAGTAAAGACCATAGCCGTCAAAGTCATAACGTGGACTGAACCAATCGTTAGAATTAAAGTCACACTGTTCGGTAATGCCAAGGTTGGCTCCAGAAAATTGTCGCTTCTTTCGTGCTGGGCCGAGAGTTCTCTCGTTGTCCCAATCGTATGTGTACCCCTCGAAAGATACAGCCCATGTGCCGAGCCTCATGTAGAGTAATTCAGATTCATCTATGCGGAAGGCTGGGATGCCTGTTTCGACTACTTTTAATGGGTCTGGTTCTTTTGTCATCATGTTTGTCTAATTATTGGTACTTTTTTCTTAACTGTATTAAAACTCTATGCTGCATTCTTAAATATTCTGGATGGTCTTGGCACTCGCCTTTAACAAGTTTCTCGCCGCATACTTCACATTTTTTAATTATGCGAGATGGTTTTGGCTTGCGCCCAAACACCTCTTGCTCTAACTCAAGAATCGTTTTTTGTCTTTCTTCTTCCGTCATCGCTAAATCTATTAAACCACACGCTTTAAACTCTGTCAAGTCTTTTAATTCTTTTTTATATCAACAGACTGAGCTAGATAACGTATCTCTGGCTCGAAAAGCAAATCATGGTGCTTGTGCTGCGGCTTCGCGCTAGAGCAACCCGTTAAAAAGCCAACGGTTGCGCCTACGCATACGATTAATGTAATTAATTTCATAATTTAAAATAGTTCTAATGCTGCTAATGCTGTAATAGCATTGTCTTTGTGTTTGAGTTCTATATCATAGTCAACAGGCATATCGACACTGAAAGGGGGTGCGGCAGTAGGCATATCGGCATGACTGCGCGGGTTAGGCTTGTCAGGATGAGATTCGGAGTAGTGAAACAACGGCTTGCAAGGCCAAGTAGCATAGCATAGCCGAAACGCTTGGTCTTGAGTAAGGCCGTCAGGCAAGCACTTGTGGTGCAAATTGTCGTAAGTAATTGGAATATCGAAATGCTCTGCAAGTAATTTGGGAGTCCAGATACCCTTGTCCTCGTTCTCTACGACGAGCCGTTGCTGAACGCTCCAGTTACACTTGGCAAGATTAGACATGAAACGTGCAGCGATGTCAGCGGGGTCGCCTTTGGTATTATTGACATGGATATTGATAGGAGAACGATAATCACGGGGCGCACCTAGCATATCCATGAGACAACCATGAAAATCAAGTTCTTTGATAGTTTTAGCTACATTGTGCTTGCCTTCGCTTGCAAGCACGTTGAACTGGTCGGGATGACAAGATACACGAATAGAAAAAGAGGCGATAACACTAGCACAAGTTTGCAAAACCGACATGATCTCATCGTAGTCTGGATAATCACGCAGTCGCAACGCAGCAACCTCGTATGTAAGGAGCGGAAACAAATTAGAACTAACACGATAACCCCAACCCTCGTCAGCGCATTGCTGGAGAACCTTACGCATAACGTGAATATTGTTGAGTGTACGCGCAGATAAAGTAGAGATAGCATCGTCGCGGTCAAGCTGCGAAAAACGATGCCAAGTCATCGTCTGAAACTTGTAGCCCTGCTCTGCTAACGAATTAGATATGCAACAAAGATTGTAAGTGCCGCGCATGAAAACTAATATAGCACACACTTTAAATCTTGTCAAATGAAATCTTCATCATCTTCGTCGGATTCTTCATCTTCTTCGTGATCGGTTAGAAGCTCTTGGAGCAGTTCTTCGGTAGCTTCTCCCGCGCTAAAGCCTTCGGAAACATTAATCTCATCAGATTCTTCTGGCTCGAAATTAAAAACGTATTCGTGAGCTTCGGTTAAAATTTTGAAGGAGACTTCTTCTGGTTTTAATTCCACAGTCGATTCAGAGATGGAATTAAAAAGACAATCGTGACACAAAGTAACTACGGCGATAGGTAATTCAGATGAGCTTACTAAAAAATAAGCTATTTTAAAATTTTTATATAAAAGCTGGCAATCTTTTTTACTATACTTTACGTCACAAGCATCACAGCAAAGTGACCGCGCTCTTATTTTATCTGGATAAATTAATTCCGCACATAACATCCTACCATATATTACACTTTATTGGGGCGGGGATGGAAATATGCCTTGCGGCGGCTGCTGCGCGTATGGATTTTGTTGCGGCGGCGGCATTTGTTGCATTTGCTGTTGCTGCATTTGCTGTTGCATCGCCGCCATTTGACGCTCTTGAGCCATCCGCTGTTCTTCTTCTTGCTTCTGGCGTTTTAAAAATTGAATTTTATTTTCTTCAGCCTTTTCAAGTAAGAAAATTCGTTCTTGCCCTTTGTAGCTTTTGGCTTCTTCCCAAGAAAATCCCAAAAAAGTCACCATTTCCCAGTTATCTTCATAACCACGGCGAGGATCGAGGCCGTTGGTGCGCGGTTTTTTAGTGGTCTTTTTCTTATTTGCAATCTTTTCAGTCATATTTTTATTATACCTTTGATTATTTTATTTGGCAAACTTTTATTAGTAAATTTAATTGAGTAGGTCACGGCGCAAACCTTGCGAGGCAGTCTTTAATAGTCGTAGCCTAACCTTAAAGACTTTTTTATGTTTGTATGTCCCAAATTACCTCTCGGTTATCGCTACTACTCAAATTTTAAATTAATGGGTAGGAGGAGTCTCATTTACCTCCATCTTTTCGGGGTTGTAGCTTGAGTTTCAAGTCAAAACCCTACTTTGAGCCAACCCTCATCAGCCCCCAGACTTGGTGAGTCCTGCCAATGAGCATTGCACGTTAACTGCCACAACAGCAGCTTATTCCGTCATACCCTTTGTCGCTCCGTCGAGCAACAAAATTGTTTCGCTTGCACCTTTTCGGCTAAATATGTAAGTTTTACCCAAAAAACCAAACCTTATTTCTTGTTTTGTGTTTTTTCTCCTTATGGAGAGCTTACATACTTCATTGTGCATCCCAAGATGCAAGCAAATTTATTTTAAAGAACAAATTAAGAGCTTGTAAGCTCCATCACGCGAGCCATTAACTCGTCGTGGCTATAAGAAGTAGATTCTTCTTGTTGTCTGCTTTTAAGAGTGGCGTAACTACCATCTTTATTTGCAATATAAACATGAGAGGCTTTCCGCACAACTCTATCATCTACTTGATTATCTGAATTATTATTAATTACAATCATCTTATTTCCCTTTCTTTAGTAATCTTTTACGTTCTCTTTCTCGTATTCTGCGAATAAGCCTAGAATCTTCGTGAACCACTTCGAGGGTAGCGTTATTGCGGACATTTTGATCGGGCATAACGCCGAAATCCTGTATATGGACAACGCTCATTGGTATGAGTTTCTGTTTCATTTTTTTTAAAGAATAAATATTTTATTTCCTTCTAGGAAAAGTTTTAAATTATAAGTTTTATCAATTTTTTTACCAGTTTTTACATCAGTAAGAACCACATCGTGACGTTTATCCATCGTCATAGCAACTTGATGTTTCCACTTTGGTCTTGGAGCTTTCTTTTCTTCCAAGCTTTTAACTTCATTTAAATCTACCGCGCCCTTTAACCAACCGCCTTTTTCGAGACAAGAGAAAGTCATATTAAAAGCGTGACTTTTCTTTAGTCTTTGCCTTTTATTTCTACTGTATCCCTCCTTAAAGCCCTTTATTTGGATGGACTTTTTCTTGGGAATGTATTTCGCTATTACAGTCATCTATTTCTCTTTTAAATTTTTTCGCGCCTTTTTTTGGCATTGTCACATATTAATCCCAACCCAACCTGTTTCCGTAAGATCAACACGCTACAATTCTTCGTGCTTCCCAAAAGGCGCAAAAATTATTCAGATGTCGGATCGTAAGTTCCCTTCATCTTGTCAATTTTTTCTTTTAAATCTTCTTGCATTTTCTTTTTAAAAAGCTCGGCAATCGCATGGTGGCCGCAGTTTCGTAAAACGTGTTCTGTTAGTGTGGCGATTTGTAAATCTGGATTATTAACCTTGTCTTTTTCCCAAGCCATCATTATCGGCCCAAAACCATATTGTTCTTCTCCGCATTCTTGATCGTCGCTGGCTACTGTAATTTCATCGACGGCGCGGGACATCGCTTCAAATGCTTTCTCTTTATATTTATCAGAAAAATCATCTTCAATGTCGATTTCTTTAGTCCAGTTAGTTCCTTGTACGGTGAATATCATTATTTAGATTCCTTATCAATATAGTTATTTTTTTCAAACTCTCGCGCTTTCAAAATGGAAGATTCTTCTACCCAAAAAATAGTACCATGAAAATTAAACCTGCGGCGTAACGCCCCGCCTTCATAACGAGCAATTAAATTAAGACCTTTTATCTTATACAATTCCCCTTCGGTTAATTCCTCTGTTGGCACTACATCGCTTTTCAGCGAATCGTCTAATAAAAAAGTTTCTGCATGGGGGGTGTTTTTAAATTTTTTAAGGAAGAACTGCAAGGAATCTGCGGGGGAGGGTGCTTCTATTTTATTTGGCATTTTTTCATTCACAATTTTAATGTCCTCGCCCTCAATCTCAATCTTATCAGCACCCGCTGTACCAGTGATCTTGTTCGCAGGATGCTCACTGAAGTAGTAGACCTCTACTTTTTTACCGCACTTCGATGTGATCGTTGCTTTCTTCACTGTAAAAAATAGTATAACACACGCTTTAGCATCTGTCAACAGTTTTTTTAATTATTTGCCCCTATCCAATTAGCGTATCCGTAAACGCTCATTACAACTAAAATAGAGGACATGACCGCTGTGGGGTAAGCCTCTCTAGCAAAGCTGTACGCGCCAACCAAAGCGTTACCGAAAATCCAAAGCAACCACGAATTAGGATTTAAATTTGCATTTAAAAAATAGCCCAACAAAACAAGAACCATTCCAATCCAACCTAACCAATGTTTGCTACAAATTTCTCTCATATTAATCTTTGACTCTCAACGGCATCGAAAAGTTTCTTCTCGGTGCAGTAATAACATTTAAGTAGTTCTTCATCAATCCCTAAAAGGCGGCGAATATCACCTATTCTCATATTGACCAGCTTTTTAAACTGGACTTTAGATAAATCTGAAGCGCATCTGCTTCCTGCCATCACCCCGCTATAAAAAACGAACCTTTCTTCTTCTGTGAAGTTGTAGCCTTCGGGGTAAAAATATTTAGCACAAAAATAAAACAGATTACGCCGCCATCGCCGCATCTTCTTCGAGCTTCCCATCGTGTAGCCGATCACGAAAGCCTCGTCTTTGAGCATTAATCCGCGACCCACAAGTATGTGTATAGTATCATGCGAGAAAAGATCAACGTAACCAGCAAAAAGTCCAATGTCATATTTAGGGTTTTCTATAAGTTTAATTATTAAGGGTATGTCTGACTGCTCCAAGGCAATCGGTTCCATGCTAGACAAGCATTCTTTTAGAGTTTTTTCGCTCTGTGAAAGGGGTATATGCCATTCTTCAGCTTCCATTTAATTTATTTGCTTTTTTATATTCGGCCCAAGTTTTTTCTAACCAATATTTCCAAGCATCGCTTGCTAAAATATCTTGCTCTTCTTTTTTTCTTCTGGCATAAAATTCTTTATTTGTCTCAAATGCTGCTCGAAATCTTCTACTCTTACTCATCTAACGAAATCTTTCTTGTATCACTGCGTTTTTATTTTCATCTACATAACCATATTTATCATTTATAATACAATATAATTTAACTATATCCGCATCTCTGCATTCGTTTTTATCTGATACGAATTGTAAAACATCTGATCTAATTTTTTCGAGAGTATAAATTTTTTTATCCGATTTCATTTTTTGGGCCTTGCATGCCAGTGCATATGATCTGGTATTTTATTTTCTTTTTTATCAATATAAAAGTGCGGCCCCCCATAAAACCTATACGCAACCTTTGTTAACATTCTTTCCATTTCAGCCCGTAAGTACGGCGAGCCGCCGTCTTTAGGGTCGATGTGTTCCCACGGTACAATCATGGGAACCTTACAATTCATACAGTCAAGTATAATGAAATTCTCATCTCTATAATACTCATTTATTATTGTATGTAACTCGCATAATTCACATTTGTCATCTTTACGCACACTCTACTTTACTCCAATTTGTATAAGGTTTGTCAGCAACCCATTCTATTTGTCTACCAGTATCACCATTGAACCAGTAGTGAGCTACCTGTGTTTCATTTGGTATAAATGTTCCTTCTGAAGTGGGATCGGGTTCCCAATCTACATGATAAATATCATAAATAGAATCTATTATATTAATGTCATCTTTTATTTTAACGTGTATTCCAACGAAATCTTGAGCTTCTTCGAGTGTCGCAAAATGTAATTTACCTTGATCCATCCACCCAGCGTAAGGCCAGCCTTGATCCTCTTCAGCGGTCATGTATTCTCTTTCGTAGCTGAAGCTACCTCTGGTATTTTGACTGAATATCCACTCTCCCTGCTCTCGCTCATAACAATAAACTCTATAATTCCAGTTAAACCCAGCTTCTCCGGTTTCACCCTCTTCGCCTTTGGGGTCGTGTTCTTTTTCTTCGTATTTGCAGGTAACTGTCCAAGTGGTCAACGCCCCCATTACTCCTGCTTTTTTGATAAAATCTCGCCTATTCATGATATTTAATCCCAATTATATTTGTTAATTGCCGCAAGGCAATCATCTGCATTAGCAAGTTTCTCTACTTGTTTAGACATTTCTTCAACAATTTGAGGATGCTCGCCAATTCCTGCTGGGTTGTTAAAGTAAACCTCAAGGGTCGCATACGCTTCAGTACGCTGGGCTTCGTATTTCGACTTTAGTGCTTCTCTTAACGCTTTTTTCATATTACCTTCTGAACTGTGGTTGGTTATTGGGGCTGATCGGCGGGAAAAAGTTTCCGCCGCTAGGGATAGATGGATTCATTCCGTTATTAAAGGGCTGTCCATTGTTAAACGGTTGCCCATTGTTGGTTGGCTGGCCGTTGTTATTTGGCATTTGGCCTTGACCATTTTGATTGTTATTTCCCAAATTAGCGGGAGCAACCCCTAACTGCGTCAAAGTTCTCTGGTTTAGATTCAGATGAAACTTACGAGTAGACAAGCCTCGCAATTTAGGGTCAGCTTTCATAAAAACCACGCCTGTTTCGCTTACTACAAAACCAATAGAAGGGTTGGTTTGGTTCGCGATTATATTTAACAACTGCATCGCGGTTATATTGTACAATTTGGGAGGCATTCCTTTAAGCGTCACATCATCTGGGACGAAAGTTGCACCCGTGGCATCAACTGGGGTAACTGGTAATGCGCTATTAGCAAGGGGCGCATTTGGCAACAGCGGTAAAGACGGGGGATTAGGAGGTGTCGCGCTCATTCCAAGCGGCAATCCTGTTGTTGGGTCAACCTGTGTCGGAGAACCCGAATTTGGCGGCGTAACGCCCATTCCCATCGGTAGCCCCGTTGTTGGGTCAAGATTTGGAGCGGAGCCGTTAAGGTTATTATTATTCTGATTATTATTTTGATTATTATTTGGTCGATTTTTAGTAGGATCGTAAATCGTGTCAAAAATAAAGTTGATGCCGTTGGCCTTGGCGAACATTGTATCCATCGCCTCCACCACTTCCGCAAGGGTAAAGTTCTCTAAAGACCCCACCTCTTGTAGAACTATTTTATTTAGTTTATTTCGTATAAGCCCCCTAGAAGAAGGAACTGGTAGAGCAGTCTTTTGGCGACGATAACCAAAGTTTGGGCCGCTCTGAAGATAACCCGCTTCGCCAAGCGCATTTATTTGATGAAGAAACTTGTTCCATCGAATTTGCTCTGGCGATAAGCCTAAATTATTGTAATTTGGCGGGACACTCTTTTTGAGAGTCTCGACTTGGCCTTGTAAAATGTTAATTTGATCCTTCAACATCTGCAACTCGGTTACAGAAATTGGCGGTGCTGGCTGAACCACATCTGGACGCATAGGCGGCGGTGGCAGAATCGGTAATTGCGGCGGCGTTCCAACCCCAGCGCGAACAGAAAATGTTAGTAATAATGTAATAATATATTTCATCGTAATTCCTTTCTCAAGAGCCTCCATCTATCGCTGTCGATAGTTTTATTTCCTTTATCTATTTCTTTTAACATCGTCATTATTTCGTCGATGCTGTTATAAATATAATGATGAGGAAGCATACCCATCATCCAAAGAGGCGTTTGGGATTTTCCTCCCTCCATAGAAATAAAAATCGGCTTTTTCATTCTGACCGCAGTAACTATCTCCTCCGCGCTTCCCCAGCTTGCCACATCGGGTAATAAATGAGCGATAATAAAATCAGACCTATCTACTAAATTGAGATCATAACTGCGTACCGTGGTCATTCTTTCTGCAACATCACTATAATAGCCGTTCATCATATCGTCGGCCATCCTGCTGCGAGCAGCCTCGTCCTCATCTACGTCTTTTACAAAAGGTTTTTTATACGGGTTGAAAACGACAATATCTAGCTGCTCTAGCTCTTTTTCTACTTCTTCGCGCCAGTTGCGACCATCTGCATATTGCATATGCCCTACTAAATAGGTTCTGGTTTTTTCTAGTATTCCCATAAATCTATTCTATTATACGCTTTGGCCCGTGTCAAGCCCTATCTCCACAATTCGTTTTCTTCGGCTTGTTTTTTAGCTGCCCATTTAGCAGCACTTTTTTGCTTTTTCTTCTTTTCTGACGGTGGAACGTAATATCTACGATCCCGCACTTGCTGTAAAGTGCCTTCTCTATCGAGCTTTTTTTTAAGTTTTTTTAAAGCTTGATCCACTGACATACCTTTTCCTAGTCTAACTTCACTCATTTGCTTTATTTATTATCTCCTTTCTTATTTTATCTATTGTTATTTTAGCGTGAAATGCGAATTTCTTGTCGTGCCAACTGGCATCTGATGACTTTATTTTTTGTATATACCCCTTTGATGCCCTATCTAGGACTCTTAAAATCTCTTCTACTGGGAGGTAATGCTTCACTTATCATATATTATTCTCCCAATAAATATTTTAATAAATTTTTATTCTTTTTTGAACAAATCCTTTATTATTGCCCATATTCCTAAAAATAATAAACTAAAAAAATAGAAAATAGATAGAATTACTGTCCAGATTGCTTCTATTATCGTTTTCATTACCAATTCAGTGCCTTGCTAACATTTGGAAATTGCTCAATAAAGATGTCTTTTACGGCGTTGGCAATGTCTCGATGCTCTTTTTGCGTGTTTTCTTCTGTTCTCAAGTCGATATAATGTACCCAGCTACGGACTGTTCCGTTCATATACAGTGTCGTTTCCGTAGTCAACGGCAAAACCATTCTCGCGCTTTCTTTTGCGACACCCGCCTCAATTAACTCATTATATAACTTAATGCCTTGGTTCAAATGCTGGGAAATAGCCAATGAAGCTGGAACATTTTTGTAATCATCGGTAAGTGTCGGATCAATGACATCCGTAGAGCTTTGCCTATTCTTTTCAGCTTGCTGGCGCAACTCCAAAGGCTCAAGCTTTTGCGCTTCGCTATATCTTTGGCTAAATTCTTGAAAGCTGAAGCTTCTGTGCCTTAATATCTGCGCGGCGATGGCTCTGCTGGTTTTTATTTCCACACACATACTTGCAAGCTCGAAAGGCGACCAGTGCTTGTGCTTAATTAGAAAGCCAATTAGCTTGGGCGCAGTCTTTGTGTTCATTTGGTTGCTTGGGTTAGATACTCTCGCACAATAAGCGATAATATCTTCCGCAGACATCCCCGACGAACCTATTTGGGGCTGAGTAAGCGATACTAATTTTACGTTCATTTTTTAAAATCCAAAATCGTCATCTTGTTTTTGCACTGGACTCAACTGGCTGGCCTTTGCTATGTAATTAAGAGGCCCGTCTGGGCGATATATTTTCTTTGTTTTAATCCTATCGAACTGTTCGCGACTGATTTCGCCAAGAACCTCTACTCGCGTATAATCCTTGGGATTTAACCGAGCCAAAACGAATTTCTTAACGTCCTTGTGTTTACCCGTCCACTCTTCGGCGGGGATTTTAAGCTCCGGTTCCCCCGCTCCAAAATAAGTCACGGTCTTGACTTCGATATCCTTAAAGTCCATACCGTCATCTCTAACTTCGTAAATGTTACGATCTATTTCCAAGCCCGTGCATTTACCATAAGCGGCCTCGCCAAGAATGCCAATTTCATGTGCCATTGACCTCGCTGAACCCTCATGCCATTGAGTATTATTTCTAAAAGAAGCGTCTTTAGCGTAATGACGCTTGCGACCAAGTGCGGCTATTTCCTCGGCTTCTTTCTTTGTAAATGTAATTAACATCAGAGAAATCTATATTTAACGACCTCGCCGCTCTCTTTCGACTTATATAAAAAAACAATTTTAGTAGAGAATCCTACTTCTAGCCTAATCCACTCTATGTCAAACTCACTTTTCGATGAATAGGTATAAATGTCATAATCTGGATCAGAGGTCTTATGTATTTTTCTTTTTGTTTTAGGTTTGGTTTTCATCGCTAATCTTGTTTTAGTTGTCTCTATCGAAATAATCAGTATAGTGACCTTGTACATCTCCCGTCACTTTAGGATAAGTTTTTGGACGAATAGTGCTGTTCATCTCTAGCTGTCTATTATATATATCTACTTGCTGCTTACCGTAATCTGCAATAAAAAACGCTCTTTCTCTACACGGAAAAATATAGGCTGCTATCTTGATAAATATTTTAAACAGAAAAAGCCTCATGATTAAACGCCTCCGGTGTCACTGGTTGAATCGGGCAAGTAATACTCTTCGCCTAGTTTATCTTCTCGATATAGATTCCAAATTAAAGTCGCAATCGCCGCATCTTCAATCGCCACTCCCGTAGAATCAAACACTGACACTCCTTTATTTAGCTGCATTGTCTCATAATTTTTGAGTAGATATTGAAGAGAATTGACTTCTAAATGCGGCCACTCGTTATACTGAAGCTCTCCAGAATGAAGTGCTTGCTCTAGGTCGTCGCAAACAATATTAGCAGAGCCATCAATAACATTTGTCATTAGCTCTCGTTTGCCAACTGCGTCAGCACCAACAGCATTGATGTGGCAATTACTTTTAAGCCAATGAATATCTAAATAAGGTTCGGTGCTTGGAGTAAGAGTAGTTACTACATCTGCGTGTTTAACCGCATCTTCAGCATTGTCATTATAGCCCCAAGCACTTGCAATATTCTCTCTCCCGATCCACTCATGAAGTTTTTTCATGGCGTCCCTGTTTCGATCATGGGTTTCCACGGTCATGTTCATGTGTCCGAAAATAGACTCATAAGCTTCAATATGATATTGAGCTTGCAAGCCGCACCCGATAAATGCAAACTCTCTAGCCTCTGGAGCGCAGTATTTAGCGGCAATCGCAGAGGTAGCGGCGGTTCTGTACGCAGTAAGGGTTGTGCAGTCCATCGCCATCAATGGCTTACCCGTTTCTCTATCGTTAAGAAGGAGCGTTCCTAATGTTGTGGGTAAATGACTTATTAAATGATTGGTTGGATAAACTCCAATCCATTTCAAGCAAACGTGATCGCCTAGCGCGGCTGGCATAGCTCTGAAATCCCCATGAGTGTGCGCGTTAAGGTAAATTTTAGGAACCATTTCTGCCGACTTATCCAGAAAAGCCGACTCCACCGATTCTATGACTTGGTGCATTTTGTCTTGCAGCAAATCAGATACTTCGGAATCACTTAAATAGTTCATAGAGGACATTTCTTACAACAAATTTTAAATTTTTCCACTCTTTTAATCTTCTTAAAATATACGGAAACCACTGTTCCCCAAACGGTACATATATTCTAACAGGAGCTTTAGAGGTTTGCAAGAACTTTCTTTGTAAATCTCTTCGTATACCGTATAAAAACTCATTCTCAAAATGCGTAGGAATAAGCTCTTCAATATCTTCTAAAAGCTCTTCGTCGTGAGTCGCTACGGCGGGGCGGTTTGCCTTTTCGGAATAGAGGGTGCAAGCGTGTGAGAAGAAAGACAAATTTACATCATCATCTTTCTGATAAGCTATTTCTTTATTTTCTTTATACGCCCCCTTAACTAACCTAACTGATATATTATTTCTAATTAAAATTTCTAAATCTTTCTCTGTGCGAAATAAGTTTGATTGTATTGCTATTCCCACATTCTTAAATTCATCATTTAATAAAAGAGCTAACTTGATTGTATCTTGTGTTACCCGCGCATCTTCCATATCCAACCGAATCGTGTGGTTGTGACGTTTTGCCGTGGCGGCAATATCGCGTAAGAGAGTCTTACAAAAATGAAAATCCAATAACAGACCCAACTGAGATGGCTTTATAGAGATGTCTATTTTTTTGTCTTTGTAAAATTCTAAAATTTTGTGATATTGTTTAGCGGCGGCGCGGCAATCTTCTTTAGTCTTGCTTAATTCGCCAAGATAATCTATGGAGACTTCGTATCCTTGATCCAAAAGTTTGTCTATTACCGGCTTCGCAGAATCAAAATTGTAACCAGCTATAAACCTTTTAACTAATGGATGTAGAATTTTCACTTATATCTTTTATACCCCCACCAAGCATTTCTCAAGACATATTCCAAGTCACTCGCTTTTTTCCATTCTCCTTCAGATTTTAAAAGCCGAATCTGTGTTTCCGTTTGCCTGACCTTTAAAGAAAAATTTTTTCTTTTCGAGTAAGGCACAATATAAGAAGCAAGCTCAAATTCACTCATTCCAGTGGTTCCTAATTTGTTCGATGCTCGTTTCTCCCAAATGCCAGATTTGGCAGCTAAAGTTTTCAATGTGTGACCAGCGCATGACATTTTGAATCATAAATAACTCATTATTAAGGAACTCGTTATCATCAAGACAAGTGAATATACATTGTATTATAGGACTCCCATCTTCAGTTAATTTAGACATTATTTGGGGTTTTACATTTACTAATCCACCCACAACACGCTGACAATATTCTTTACTAGACTGTGGATTTTTAGTCATTTTAATTGACTCTAAATCCGTACCCACTGGAGCAACTCCGTTTAATATTAGATGATAAACATATTTTTCATGCAGATCATCTAATTTATCATAAAAGATTTTTTCCGCATCTTTGTCGAAAATGTACTGGTCGAGAGACATTTGCCCTATTCATCATTTTGAGTTTCATATTTTCTGACTCTAGCTTATTTATTTTAGACTCCAAGTGACGAATTTTCCATCTTAAAAGCCTATCACGACATGGATTATTTTGCGCCATTTTATCTCTTGGGCTTATGCAAAAAATCTGAAGGTCTTAACTCGTGAAAATGCCAATCTTGGTTTTGCGATTCGCTACCGCCTCCCTTCTTCGTGGACTCCTTGTTATTACCCTTCTTGCCCTTGCCATCTTCAGGGCTTTTTTCTAACTTACCCACAACGGGTTGACCTTTTTTAATTTTCCCCTTGATCGCCTCAACCTGTTCGTGGAGTTCGCGGCTGTACGGAAAGCCAAATAAGCGGGGTTCTGGGCCAGAGCTTCGGTATCCAAAAAAAGATTTCTCTTTAGATTTAGCAGACTCTAATAAAAAATAAATCGCACCCTGAAAATCCGTTAATTTATCTGGCTCTTTTACAACCGCCCAATGAACGATTACGACTTCGGGGGCGTCCTCTTTTTCAGCGGGCCAGCCTAAAAAGGTGTGAATCGTAGTCCAAAAGATGATAGTAAAAACACAAAACGCTGAGATGCAAGCGGTTTTGACGTACCATTTGAGTTTAGACTCATTTAATATCCAAAAGGTTAATCCTCCGAATACTAGCAACAAAATTGGTAAGGCTACATTCATTCTTCTACTTCAACCTCCCAATTATCAAGAATTAATTTAGCTAACCAAAGTTGAAATGGAATAGCTGCGAATCCTAACGTACAAACTATAGCTATACACCAAAGAACTAACGCCCCCATGTGGTCATTAATTTTGATATTTAGTTTAGATTTATATTTTTTCATTTCGTCCTCCTCCACTTATATTTGTCAGGATTCTTTTTAAATTTTTTAATACAGGGCGCACAACATACCCAATATTTCTTTCCTTCGTGCTGAAAAGATACAGGGTCGCCCATCGAGCCGAGTTTATTTCCGGTTACAACGCAAACGCCCTCTTCGCATCCAAGGGTAAAAATTGCCGCCAAAATTAAGACATATTTCTTCATGAGTATTTTTTATATAATTTGATCATTAGATATACCGCAATCGCTGCTGGAACTAGCCAAATCAGCCCATTTACTGTATGTTCGGGGTGGTTACAAAGACCATTTACACATTTAATTGTATTATTCATATTTCGTTCTCACTCGACTTTATCATCCATCGTTGCCTATTGCTTCAACAGGACAAGCGTCCATAGCTTCCGCGCATAACGTCTCCTCCTCTTCATTTTCAGGTTGTTTGAAAACGTAGGAATAACCTCCGTCTTCGTTTCGTGTAAAATTGGCGGGTGCGGTTTCGCGACATAGATCGCAGTCAATACACTCTGTATCGCAATAGTATTTACCCGCTGCGTTATCTTCGTATTTATCTTCTTTCGTTGCCATAATTTATTATAACGATTAAAGTCCTAATTAGCAAACTTATATTTCTTCATTATTTATCCACTCCGCTAATTCTTTTGCTTCTTCTTTACTCAAAATTAGTTGATCGTCATAATAGTTGCCTTTCGTTAACGCCATCCAACACAACTTCAATCTCATCCACCAAGTTAACTTAACGGGATTTAAGCCCTCTCGCCAAAAACTAACATACAGTTCTTCCTCGTCATCAAACTTGGTAAGTAGCATACCTTCGCCGTGACAACTGCATTTAATGAATTTCTCTCGACTTTTCATTCTAAATTAAATTTATCCATCAACCTAGACACGCCAATTATTTCAATACCCACCTGAGTGTTCACTTCGTCTGTGTCTATTGATACCATATTCCCCTGCTTGTCTCTGTACACCATTACTGCACCGACTCGACCTTGCGGCGGAGCCACGTAGATATACATGGAATCCGCTTCTTCGTCATAACTAATTCTGTTATCGAAATCGTATTCGTTATACTTTCCGTAGCCTTCTGGAAATTTGGCTTTCATTAATGCGGCGAGATTTTATTTTTTTG